ATTTTTTTTTCATACAAAACTGGGGCGACCAGCCATAACTACCAGACGGACTCACGTCGGCTTATTGATGCCCGGTTGCATGAACTTCTGACAGAGGAAGAGGAAACGCGGCAGTTAGCGGATCGCATCATCCTTAAACGTGCCGGGAAGATAATTCTCGACATGCCCACCAGCGCCAATAACAAAGAAATCATCAAAGCGGTTTGCTATCCCCGCGTGGGCGCGCCAAGAAAGATTGATACCCCCGTATCCAAGACCTTCTACCTACCGAAAAAAGCCGTCGATTTTCTGGAGGAACGCGGCAAAGGCTCCGCATCAAAAGGGCTAAAGCAGATCCTGATTGAAACCGGCGGAGAGGAAATGAGTCAGGTCTTCAGGCCTAAAAAATGAGGCTGGTCCGGGCGCTGTTTGTTGGCCTGGCGTTTCTCTGCTGGGGGTTGGTGATAGCCCTGGCGTGGGGGGCGGAGTGGGGAACAGAAACAGCGGGAAAAATAGCCATGGCGTCGAGCCTTTTAGCGCTGGTGTATGGCAGTAGCAGTTACCGAAAAAGTGGACGCAGAAAACAGAAGAGATCGTAACAACGACGCGCTTCAGAGCCACAAATTTGCATAAGGAAAAAGCAGGATGAACGTCGGAGAAATACAAAAATCGTTACCTAAATGCCCAGCTTGCGGCAATACCCCTGAGTTCGCACTGAAAGCTGATCAGTTTGGTTGGAATAGAGGTGGCATTAAATGTCCATACGACCATTACCGCGCGCAGCTCGAAGGCCCAGCTGGTAGCAAAGAGAAAGCGATAGAAATACTGGCCCCTATGTGGACTGAAATGGTGCGGAAAATTAAAGAAGGGGAAGCGGAATGAGCAACCGTATTCGTGAAGCTGAAGTATTTCGTGCGCGAACCGGAGAATACCCAATCGATATGTATATCGACTGGATTCGCCGAGGCGTACTTAATTTCGGCGCTGAGTATCAGCGCGAATATGTTTGGGGCGAAGAAGAACAACAAACTTTTCTGCGTGTTTTGATATCAGGTTTCCCGATTGGAAGTGTGGCACTAGCAAAAGCACCTGATTGGGATGCTTCTGACGGCCCTTACATTGAAGTTGTAGACGGTAAACAGCGTCTGACAACGCTCAAAATGTTCATCAACAATGAGATCCCAATTGTTATTGGTGATGAGGAAATATTCTGGTTTGAGTTTTCTAGGGCAGAACAATTGTCCTTTGGTCGTCCGACACTTACAGCAGTAATTCTTGATGACGCAACGACAAAAGACCGGATCGAATATTTCATTGCAGTCAACTTCACAGGGGTTCCGCAGAGTGAGGAACATCGCAAGCAGGTCTTGAAGTTACAGGAGCGTAAGGCATGAGCCAGCCTAAAACCCATACCGGCGAAGTCGTTACCAAAGATGGAGATAAGCGTATCAAGTTGCGTGAAACAGCAACTACCTGGTGCGCTGGCCCAAGAGAAACATACGACAAGTTTACCGGGCGTCGTATCGGCGCGCCGAACACAAAGCGTCGGCTGAAGCTGGACACCATTCGCCCCATTGATAACAAGGGGGCTGAAAATGTTTAAGAAGGTTTTCAGTGGTATTGGTGATTTCAAAGCGTGGAACGAATGCCAGAAATGGCTAGATAAGCACGGTTACAGCTATGGCTCAACGTCCTGCCGCGCGACAGGTGTGGGAGTTCTTAAAGGGAATTACTGCATTGCAAAAATGCACAACCTGACTAAGCAGGAGATCCAGGAGCTTGACGGGATCGTCGATGGTAACTTTCGCGACGGCCCCGTCGTGTTAAAGCTAAAAGTTGCGCCGAAAGGCATTAGCCCGGAGGCCGCGCTATGAGCGATCGCTTTTATATGGCATGCCTGCGCGATACAACCGGAACCAATATGTCCTTTCATTGCGCCAATGGACAGGGTTACAGCACCAATGTTGACTCAGCGCATGTATACACTCTGCATTCAGCACAATCAGCATGGGAGCACGGCAGGGATATTGACCTGCCAGTGTCTGCAGACTGCATTGACGCTCTGACTGTATGGCATGTTGACCACCAGCATATTCCAGGCAAAACAACGCTGGTGGACGGTTGCCACGCCTACGTCGCATTCGTTAAAGGAGAGTGGGACGGCAATGATGTGTACTGGCTGGCAGACGGCTCATTACCAACGACTGATTTTAGCAAAGCAGCTACCTACACAACGGCGCGGGAAGACAGCGAAGGCCTTGTGTGGTTGCCGTTCTCCGTCGCGGATGCCGCAAAGCGTCGCACTTTCAACATCAACCTTCTTAACCGTCGCAAGATGACTCAGGGAGCCGGGTTGCGCGTACCGGCGCACCTGAAGCGCAAGAATAAACGCCAGAACACTGGCAAAACTCGCTGGAACTGCCCGTTTTGTGGGCGTATTAGCTGGCAGCTGAATCCCTATGACTTTGAAGGCTGCAAAAACTACACCTGCGAGGGATCGCGATGAGTACCAGCAACCTAAACGAAGAAACCAAAAAATACCTTCAAAAACAGTTAATCAAACTGGGTGACATGATTGGTGACGGCCTTGCCGATGAACCAGGCGGCAACTGGATTCGTAGAGAATACAACCAGACGCTTAAAGCGCTGGGTATAGCCCCGCCACGCAAGAAGCGCCGCTCTAAATCGCCTCAAATGCGCGACGAAATCAATCGCCTCATGGCTATACGGATAACTGAGGTGACTTGCCCCCAATGCAAAAAATACAGCCTCAAACAGTCCCGCTCAGGCTCAATGTCTGCCCGGTGTGAAACATGCAACATCGGCTTTAAATTGCTCAGAATGCAAACGAAATAAGGACTAATACCATGACGGAAAAGCAGATATTAAAAGCATTCCATATTCAGGGTGATGAATACGGCATTGTCCGGTTTGCCACCAGCAATGTTGTGGCACGACGTGAAGGTGCTCAAGAGCTGGAAGAAGAGTTTAGCGGTATATCGTGCAAACGCATGCCCGGAGCAGACAAATATGCAGAGCTGGGGAAAGTGCCAGGCTACGCACTGGTTGAAGAGTTTGGCTGGTGGCAAGAATGCGCATATTGCCAGTGTCACGTTGATAACGAAACTGAGGGCCGCGTGTGGGATGGCGACACCGCTTACTGTGACGCTGAATGCCAGGCGCGCTGGATGAATTACCTCATTGATGCTGAAACGGAGCGTCAGCGCATAAAGGCCGCAGAGCTGGAAGCCATTGAAAAAGCGATCGCTAAATTTCCCGGCATTTCCGACGTCACAGCACACCAAAACTTCAAAAAAGAGATCGTCGTTTATTTCCGTTTCCCTGGTGGAACGGAAAGAGCTTCATGGCCCCTCGGAGCCGACAGTGTAGGTGTAGGTCATGGTGATTCTGAGCCGTTAAAAGCTTACCTGCAGTCAATTCGCAAGGATGCAACACAATGAAACTGAAACAGCGCGACACTTTAAGCCAATTTGTTCGGGATGTTTGTAACCATCAAATGACCATTCTGAAAGAGGACGGCGTTTATCGTCACATCCGTTTCCAACAACCGGGGACCAACTGCTATTACTTCGATCTCATTACATGGCCTGGCTATCTGACTATCTGCGGCGATATGGGGACCTGGACGTTTACCCGTACCTACGACATGTTTGATTTTTTTGCGCGCAATACGCTGGAGATTAACACGCATTATTGGTCTGAAAAACTTGAGGCTGGTGCCGGTTGTTCCGCTCGTGAGCTGCTTGCTAAGTCATATGATCATGACGAATTTTGCTCATCCTTGAAGGAATTGCTAAGCACATATTTTGAAGACGACGAAAACGAGCCAGACGTTGATTGGAGCGACGAAGACGACGAACCAGACAGTGACAAATCCCGTATTCGTGAAATCGTTCGCGAGCTGTGCCGTGAGGATTTCAATAACGATGTATTGGCATATAACGCCGTTTATGAAGCTGACTGGCCTGTCTGTGTAGATATATGGGAATTGTGCGCTGACATTTCCTATAAGACGTATACCAGCCATTTCCAATGGATTCTATTCGCTATTGTGTGGGGTATCAGCCGGTACCGTGCTGCGCCGATGATCGAAAAGTCGATGACCACCTTCCTCGCTACCAGGGAGGCTAACCATGGCTAAAGTCGCTGAACAGCTGATCGCCAGCATTAAGGGGGCCGGAAGCCTGGACGAACTATTTTCCATGCTTACCCCAGCAAATCCCATCAAAAACCCGTACCGCGAGTGTGTAAAGCGTATCTCCGCCATTCAGGAAGAATACGGTCAGAACACTGACGCCTGGCCTGCAGAAATCCAGACGGAATATGACTTCCTTTGCAGCGAACGTGATCGCCACGAAGCGGAAGAGGAAGACCAATTTCAATTTGAGGCAAAGAAACGTTTATGAGCCAGATGACCGACTTAACTGCTTTACGTGAGCGCTATTCACCAAAACCCGTGCCGAAATGCCACATTTGCGGCGCGGAAATGACTGTACAGCGTATGTCTGCCAGCCGCATCACTTATGGGTGTACAGGGGCGACCTATGACGATACGGGATGCCACTACGCAGAAGGCCGCAGTATCGCGGATGACCATTATGAACAATCCCGCGTCACTATCGTTGATGTTAGCGACCCGGACGTTCTTGCGATGCTGGATGAGCGGGAAGCAGCAAAGCAGGATTCAGCAAGATGGTTCAAGGCATTTAAAAAAGCCGTTTCCATTGGTGCCCGCTATGAGGAGCGCATAGCAGAACTGGAGGCGAATAAGGGTAAGCCAGTGATGTTTATTGATGGTGATATTTCCGCATCTGACGCCGAGAAACTTGCGGCAGTCATCCGTGAATGGGAAGACGTACCAGCGCCTGTAGTACCGGATGAAATGGAAACGCGGGAGCTGGCGGCGGAAGTTGAATTGCCAGATGTAGAGAAATGGCGGTCCGTTGACGCTGTACGTGCTCAAAACGCTTACAAGGTTCTAGTTAGCAAAGTGCTTGCCGCCGCTGGCATTTGCGTGAAGGGGAATTGAGTGTCATGAGACTAAAAATGAACACGGCTGATGATTCGGTGATTGTCGAAACCAACTTGGTTACACAGTTCTATCCAGACCACGAAAGCGGCGGCGAGCTAACGACCATCGAGACAGTTTCGGCTACTGGAGAAACTTTCTCTGTGAAGGTCAAGCATTCGTTTTATCACGTGACGCATGCACTGGCTACAGCCTGGAGCGTCGACGAAAAGAAAACTGAAGGAGCTGCATCATGAGCAAAAAAGCAGGATGGGCCAGGCCGGTTAACGCCAATAAACACCATTTCTTCGCTGAGAATGAAGCTACCAGCATCTGTGGTCGCTGGATGTACTTCGGTCATGACCGCGAACCAGACACTTTCGAAAGTTCTGACGACTGCGCCGCATGTCGCCGGAAACTGAGTAAGGGGAAATCCCAATGACAGCACTCAAAAAAAAGGCTCAGTCGATTATTTCAGATATCAGGCTGAAGCGCGGCTCTGGTGATGTTTACGCGCCAATCATTCGCTGGGATGAATTTGAGGTGATTATTGGCGCTCTGGAGGACGCAGAGAAGCGTATTGAAGAGGGAATTTGCCGAGCTAATCGTGAGCATCATCGCGGCTTCATGATGGCCTGTAACCACCTGAAAGAGCATGCAAACATCCATTATGCCGACGCCGCCGAGATGGAAATTGCCGCACTTCGCCAGCGCATAGCAGAACTGGGGGCGCGGACGGTGACCGTTAAATTACCATCCGATTACCGTAACGATGATGGCAGCATCAACGATGACATGTTTAACACCTGTGCAGTTGTTGGTGCGTTTCGTGAAGCACTTGCCGCCGCTGGCATTGGCGTGAAGGGGGAGTGAGATGATAGCTGCAAATTACACCGTTCATCTTCATTGTGACTGTGAGGAATGCACAGCAAAGGAATGGGGAAGCCCTGATTTTGGCGAGTACATTGGTTCGTCGTGGTCCAGCTGCGCTAAAGAGGCGCGGTCACATGGCTGGCGTATCAGCAAAGACAGGACACGAGCTTTCGCACCAGGTCATAAAATTTCAAGGACTAACCCATGACAATTATTACCAGAGAATTTACCAAAGAGCAGTTGATTGAACAGGCGCGAAAAAATATTGAAGTGCTGGAGGGGGCCGTAACCCGATTACCGGGCAACTCTGAGATTGCAAGAATTCATCTTCGCCTGGCTGAAATCACACTGGCAGCTTTAACAGCCGAGCCACTTATGTGGGTTAACGAAGATTCACTCCCAGCAAACTACCCGTATGACCAGCTTTTCCCGTTTTCAAAAGTGAATATTGTACGCATGTTTCCGGTGTATGGACCGCAAATGCAGGAGGATAAATAATGGAACTACAGCCAATTACGCCGGATAGTTTGGACGATGAAGCCCTAACGGATCTGATAGAGATACGCAAAAGTGGCGTAGAGCACCACGCCAACGAGGGGAATAAAGTTCAACATGCCCTTCAGTCCCTCACGCTCATTGCGCTGGTGGAGCTGCAGCAACGTCGCGATGCTGACCGCTCTGATCCGATTTACCAACTAATTAACGATGATTGGTACGACACCACTAAAGAGATTTACGAGAGCGTTGTTAGCGCCGGTGGTACAGGGCGCATCGTTTACACAGCCCCCCAGCCTGCGCCGGTAATGAATGATGAACTCTATAAACTGGCTAATCACGTAGCCAGCAGTAAAAACGGATTGCCGGAGGAGTGGCAAGATTGGGCTGAAGAACTGGAGAGCGAAATCCGCCGCGCCGCCATGCTTCAGGGAAAAGTTGATGATGAAGTAGGATCATGGAACAACCACAAAAATACACCTACAGCTAAACCTGTAAGCGAGCCTTACAAGGTGTTGCCTACTGTTTCGTTCTATCGTGATGGCATAGAAGCCGCCGCTAATTGGGTAGACCAGCAACGCGAATCCTACGACAACGAGCACGGACGCCAGGATAACGACACAGGTTCGTTTGAATTTGGCAATGACGCACAGCGCGACTATTCCGACACGTTAGCAGAGATAGCTGATGGCATCCGGGCATTACACCCAAATGCTGGTATGCCACCAGCGCCAGTAGTACCGGATTCAGCAAATGGGCTTATGCCATGCCCATTTTGTGGCGGTAAAGCGCGTCAACTCACCATTGAGCAAGATAACGATCCGCATTTTGGTGGTGATGTTATTACCTGTACTGAATGCGGGGCTTCATCTCATGTTGAATTTGGGTTTAAAGAAAATTTGAAATCAGCATGGAACAGCCGCGCCGCCATGATTAAAGGGGATGCAAAATGACCACTATTACCAGAGAACGCCTGCTAAAAATCCAATCGTGGCGCGAAACATATGGACCTGGTAGCAACGTTGTGCTGCCAGCAGAAGAAGCCGAAGATCTGGCGCGTATCGCGCTGGCATCGCTGGAGGCTGCACCCCGATCAACAAATTCATACCCTGAAAAGCTGCCATGCCCTGTATTTCTGGAGCCTGGGTTACGGTTTGGTAAAGGGGTTAAAACGTCACTAATACTGGATGCTCTACAGCGCCGTGCAGAATACAACGCCGAGCTTGACGCTATGACGCCGGAACAACGAGCAGAACATGATGCTGGCATTGCTGCCTTTAAAGCGATGCTTGGACAGCCGATCATAACGGATAACGTTGATTTGATAACGGATAAGCAGCCAGAGCCGGTGATGGTTGCTGAATGTACGATTTGCGGTAAGGGCTGCACCAATGCCAATCATCCTGTGAAAGCGGTTGCGGTAGAGTCTCCACTGACCACCTCAGAGAGAGCCGAACTCAATGCTTTTCGCCGCGCGGCTTGCAATCATGGTTTTCCCCCAGGAGCACATACACAGGGAGTTGTAGGGTGTGAAAAATGTTGTGGTAGTAGAGTCATGATTTGGGAGTTAGGAGGAGGCCACACCCATCAAATACCGGGTTTGAAGCAAGAAGAAATCACACCAGGTATGGAGCTGCATCTTGGGATTGGCAGCGACGGCACCAACGGTACGAGAATTTACTAAAACACATGGATAAGGAGGTTGCTGGTGGCGAACCTGCGCCTGGCAGTAAACAGTGACTATATAACAGACGAGCGCATTAACGAGTTAAAGCATATTAGAAATTACAGCCACCATATGCTTTGCAGTCGTGAGATTGCAGATATTTGCTACGCGCTTGATGAACTTCAGGAACGCCGTAGTGCGGAACTGGAATTAAAAATAATGACCGTAGGACACAGGAAATAAACTAATGGATAATAATTTTTTAACTTCTCTGATTGTTTACCTGCTGGGGTTTGCTGGTGTGTATTTCTATTCGCTAAAGCGTGATGATGAATGCGGTCTTGAAAGAAATCCACGTGAAGCTTTTTTATTAGGTTTATTTTGGTTTGCGCCTATTCCTATATTTGTTATCTGGATAGTCGTAGAGGAAATTATCAATCTGTTACGTGCTACCTATCACCGGAATAAAAAGAATGGCTGATCTCCAACTGGCGGTAAACGGCGAATACTTTGACGCGATGAAGCGTGGAGAAAAACCCAAAGAGTACCGTTTGTGTAATGACTATTGGACTAAACGGCTGGTAGGCCGCTCATATGACCGCCTGATTATTACCAGGGGCTATCCACGCAAAGACGACGCGGATCGGCGCATAGTTGTTCCGTATGACGGCTATGACATAGAGACAATAACTCATCCTCACTTTGGTGCCGAGCCGGTGAAGGTGTTTGCAATAAAGGTGAATATCAATGCCTAACTCAGACTTATACCCGTTACCACCGCATCTTTATCGGGACCTGGTAAACGCACTATTTGATACAGCAATTAAATACCAGAATACACAGCAACTGAGAGCAAAATTAAGCAGCACATTAATAAAGAGTGGAGTGGTACCGTGCGGCTCAGATAATTTATGGATGCCGTTATACACCGAAACTGAACTTAACAAGGCAAAGCAGAGCAATACATCCGTGGTCAATTTTGATTGGGCTACTTCACAGCTAGTAGCTTGCTGTAGCTATAGCAGTAGCCTTTCAGGTATCAACTTTTCTCTTTTCCGCGTATCTGGAGAAATGAACGAAAGACGCTTTATTGTGGTTGATATTGGTGAGCATCTGACCGAAGAAGAGGTACTGTCCCGGATTAAACAAAATGTCTGGCATGTTGTTATTGCGGAAGAGGGGTTGGGCAGGCATTTGGCTGAGGTACTTGAGAGGTCAGGAGTGAAACCGCAGCGCGTATCTATGGCAAGACCGGAAGCTGATGGGTTGCGTTCGACGCGTTATTTTAATCCATGGGCCTATGCCAACATAGCTGCAGGGGAGGCGTTACTGCAGCGCCGTCTTTGCCTTAAACACGTACCTGAGATCGAAAATATCGGTACCAAAATATTCCGACGATTGAACGAGAATGGACAATGGCGAGTTACTTCACGCAAGGATATCGAGGCATCAGATTACGCTAAAGATACCTGGGCCAGTATGTGCCTTGCTTTTCTGGCGGACCCTCAGAAAGAAGCTACACCAACTCGTGAAGAAATACAGTCCGAAGGCGAATTAATCAGTTGCCCTCGATGCGGCAGAAATGCCCATGTATTACGTTGTGCTGGAAATAAGCATTACTGGTGTGGCTGCGGAGAGGATAAATAAGATGAGCAAGCGCGAAGAATTGCTGGCGCGTCATGCGCACCGGCTGCAGCAAATGCTGGTGGGCCACCAGCAGGAAATTACCAACCTGATCGCTACACAGCAACTGGAGCTGGCGGAGCTGATGATTCATGAGGATGATCCGCAGCGCGCGCTCGATGTACTGAACATTGTCAAAGCACCACTACAGTATGAGGTGACGAACGGCAACCCTCAGCTGGCTGATACACAGGACGCAAAATGCCTTGTACACGTCATTGATCGCACCATGGAGCACATTACCAAAAAATATCGCATATAACAGGAATTGACACCATGCTCTCGCGCAATAATACTGTATATATAACCAGTACTATTGCGCGAGGTATTCCCGTGGGCTTTCCATCACCAGCAAATGATTATGTCGAACGCCGTCTTACCGTTGACGATATCTGCCAGAACGACGCGAACTGTTTGACCATACAAACATCGACCGGCTACGCCGTTGTTAACCGCTCATTCAGGCCAAAACAGAGCAACTTGGTGCTGATCTCATTCTGTGGTCGCACTCACTTTGCGCGCGTACTGGGGCGGTCGCTGATAACCGACGACGGCGAGGCTATTGAAGGGGATGCTCTTGATGATGTAACGGTCGTGGGAGTCGTTACATTCCTCATTAACTCCGCATTAAATGCGGCAACTGATGAGCTACCCGTAATTTAGGGGAATTATGCCAACTAAAACTGAACTCCAGGCCAAATGTGAGCAACTGGAGAGAGATAATGCAGAACTTTTACGCCAGCTGGACCGCATGGAAAGGCAACTCTCCGGGCAACTGCTTCCTGAAGAACGCCAACCGGCAGATATGCCAATAAACCTTATGGCGCTGATGAAAAAGCACAGGGTTCCGTGGGAGGTTTTTTGGTGTTATGAACACGAACGCTGGCTTGATGAGTTGTGTAGTAGCTTCCCGCACGATACCTACGGGACGTGTCCGGGCTGCAGGGGGGAAGATGGCAGTAACTGACGAGAGCATTTACTTCAAAATGCTGAGAGAACGGCGGCTGATGCGTCAACAAATAGCGAGCCTTGAACGCCAGCTGCGTGAGGCAGAAGAACGCCTGAATTGCTACAGCACCAACCAGAGCACGATCCCGCCAATACCTATGACAGCGCAGGTCCAGGAATGGATGTTTGAGTATGGCCTGCCGTGGGAGGTTTTCTACTGTTACGATCACAAGCGCTGGGTGGACGAGCTGGATAACAGCTTTCCGTATTTCTGCGACAACCGGTGCCCAAAATGCCGTAAACAAGACGGTAGCCAGTCAACTATCATCTGCGGGTAATTTCCCTCGCGCGGTTAACCATGCACGGCGTTTCACCATCCAGTTTTGAAACGCCGTGGTATTTTCAACCTGCTGCACTTCTTTTTGCTTCCACGCCATAATGGGACCAGCTTTCTGAGGTTTTCCGAGAAAATCTGAGATGGCCTTATCAGTCCAAAGTCGCGCTTTCAAACCGCTTTTACTGATCCATTCAGTATGCCAGGCATCACTGGCCCTCGTTCGCATATCAGCTGAGTTGTAATATAGCCTTACCGCCATTGATGCCATCACTCCGTCTAATTTTACTGAGCTTGTTTTAGTCCGTATTCCCCGCCATAAAAACTAAAGGCGCTCCATTCATTAGGAAGCTCTTTCTTGTCGAGCGTGTAATGGTGGACAACATAACCGTCGGCTGCGTCTTCAAAAACCAGGCTCACGTAGCCGATGCGAGTTAATTTCCCTGGTTCTTTCACAGAATAGATATCACGGAGATATACCGGATATTCAACGACGATATCTGGAGAGTTAGCCCCCATTGTCTCTTCACAGTGCTGAAGTAGCTGATCGTTCATTTCTGCAACTGAGTCGTGATCGTACACTTCCAGGTAATTACCCCAGTCACGGTGGTATTGAATTTTTGCCATTCTCTTATTCCCTTTTATCCGTTCTGCACTTCGCGGATGCGTTTAATCACAATTTCCCGTACTTCACGTAGCGCGTTTGCTTCATTACCCAGCTTAGAGATAGACAGCTCAAGCTCATTGCTGTACCAGGCAAGTTGAGGCAGGCTCATGTGATTATGGTTGAGGGTAGGTACAACCTCTACAGTCTCGTTATTTTCCTGCGCCAGCGAGAACGTATTCATTTCTTCCATTGTGGCGAACTCCCCCACAATGACCTGCTGGTGGTCTGGACGTTGTGGCTGTCGGATGAGGACAAACGGTGGTTCTGTCGAGTACAAGAACGTCGGTTGTGCGCGTGTTTTTACCCACTCGGCCTGTTTTTTTTCTGCCAGCTCGCAAGCCTCATCATAAGTGTCAGCTTTTCCAAACAGTGTAGGGCGGTCCCATGCTCCACCATTCAGACAGTACACCAGGAATGCACCGTCATGGGTGATGCAGTAAGGATGATCCCACCAGGTGTCGAGCTGGTTCTTAGATCGTTTGTCGTTTGGAGTAATGTCAAAATTGGCGGGCAATTTTGGGTCCAGCGGAATACAGTTAGCCATTTTTCATCCTGTTACGAAGCGTTTGTTTTTTATAGCAACGCATTACGTTAATTGTCACTGTATGCATCGTTATTTAATGACGAAGGTCAACCCGGATAGCGCTGTTTCTCCAGGCTTTCGAATGATTCCTCAATTTCCCACGGAATAGACTTAAATTGCTCGATCGCTTTGAACACATCATTAACGCTGGCGGTCGGCTCTACAGCTCCCTGCAGCCACGCTAACAGGGCATCAATAACACGGACCTTCATCTGCTCGCCGGAGGCAAGCAAACGGGCCTGGTATGCCTCAATATCAGCCACCAGCGCAGACTCTGCTAAGCGCTGGAATGGTTCGCCTTCGCTGGGTACATCCAGTTGCTCCAGGCGCTCTTTAATGCGCTGCGTATCGCGTTTTACTGCATCAGAAGGCGTGGTTGCTAACCATAGCTGGCATAGATGATCGGGTATAACTATCGTCGTGCGTGTGCCGGTACCTTTCCTCACATAATTTACTTTCATACTCATGTCCTGGCTAATTAGGTTAATCACATCATATCTGCCGAATGGCTATGAGTAAATATTTACTCTTTGCCATTGACTACTGATTACAATTGAGTAAATATTTACTCATTGAGTCGGTGGCATGGCGCGGCCGACGATGAGAAATCAGGAACAGATTATGAAACAGACTTCCAAAGCATCACTCTGATCTGCGTGGTCGTGGGGTTAAGTTACTCCGTGTCATTGGCGACGATATGGAATACCACATTACTCTGGAAGGTAAAGAATATACCCGCTGTGGAAACCAGTATTTTATTCGTGTTAAGAACAGTCACAACGGCTCATACCCATTCTGGCGCGTACACCATGGCAAGAACGTGCATACCCGTATTGATGCAGCGATTCAGGACTACGAGGACGCCCACGCCGAAGCGCTGGAAATGAACGCCAAGAAAATAACGCCTCTGTTAACGCGAGAGCAGAATGCGGCATATATCTACCAGTTGGATTTTTTCTACCAGATGAACGCAGTAGGGCGCGCGGCAGAAATTGAAGGAGCGCACGTAGCGGCGATAAAGTTGGATGCGCAAATGATGCAGGACGCATGGGATAACGCCGACGAAATAGGTCGTTTAATTGAACTCGAATATGCCCATGATGAAGCACTTGCGATGGATGAAACCATAGAGGCGAACTTGTTGTTCCTAGCCTCACCTGAAATGGCTGATTGTTGGCAAGGGCATCCAGAGACATTGAAGACAAAGATCCTTCAAAAAGCACAAGGTGAGGCCTACAAAATTAACGAGGCCTATGGCAACGCTGCCCGTTTCGATTACCTGAGCAGCGGAGGCCATAATCAACTTCAGCTGGTGGCAGCAGCTCACACCGAAGCTTTGGCAATGGACGTTGGTTTTCACGTTAAAGAAATCAATGCCCAGTTCAACAAAGAGAACGCAGAAAATATGGGGCTGTTGCACGGCATGCTGCATTCAGCAATGGATAAAATGGAACAGGATGATCTGAATTCTGAGCATGCTAAGGCACTGGAAATCAATGAACTGGTTTCTCTTGGGGCTGACGTACCGCGTTTTATGCTTCACCTGATCATTAAGCGTCGTGATGGTGGATATGCTGTCCGGGTATCTGACGTTGCTCCACAGGTAACATTTAACCCTTTAGCCGCTTCATTTTGGGAAGTTAAACCAAGTCTAACAGGCCGCGCAGATGCAGATAACGAAAGGGAGATTCGCAGCAAAATGCGTCAGTTCATGCAGGAAGGAGACACCGTAATGAGTATCGGCGATGCAGTTGCTGAAACCATGATGTTCGCACTGGGTGCCAACTGGATTGAAATCGTTCGTCGCTGGGAGGTAAGAAAGTGAATACACAGTCCCTCCACGCTGAGTGTGATATCACTAAACCGGTTCGAATTATTGCCGACTACATCTTACGCTTTTTACGGAATAACAAAGATGTGAAGCTCTCTGAAGCCAAAGAACGCATTGAGAAGAAGATATCTTTGTTTGCTGCAGATGGTTTTAACAGAGAGGAATTGCTAAAGGCGTTTGCACCGGCGTTACGCAGCCGTTCTTGCCTGACCTTTAAGGCAGCGTGTAAAGCGCATTTATCCGATGAAGATCTAGCCCCTTAATGGGGCTTTTTTTGGCGCTAAGCATTTCGGACTTATTCACCCTGTCACTATCTAATTCCTTAAGTTATTCACTGATTAGATCAAATAAAAAGATCAACAGAGGATCAAACTAAGTTTAATAAAAGAATAGGATCTCTCGCAGCCCTTGTATATCGCGGCTCTCAGGTTGATCGGATCAACGCTAGCGGGTAGATTGTCAACGCTGGCGGGTTACGCATCAGCGTTAGAGGGTAAACTATCAACGCTAGCGGGTAGAAATCATCAACGCTAGCGGGTATTCTCTTAAAAAAGTCCACATTGATTGCGGAAGATGGAATGGAAAAAGAAAACAATGGCTTAGCTCTTTTGATCACGGAAGTTGACAAAACTTCTGGTGAAGTTATCCACCTGATTCCTAACTCAAAACAAAGTATTCAGCCTAAGTCTTTACTGCGCCTGGGTGTGTTTGTTCCGACGGTGAAAGACGGTGTTGATCCTATGAAACGTAGCCATACCGTTGATGCTACTGAAGAACTTTGCCGCCTATCAACGCTGGCGGGTGAAGGCTATGAAAGCGTCAGTATTTATGGTCCGAGGCTCGATATGGATACCGACTTCAAAGTGTGGCTGGGGATCGTTGATACTTTGGCACATCAGCACCTGGATGCAAACGGCACGGTTCGCATGAATTTCATAGACTTTGCAATGAGTTGTGGGCTTGCTACTAAGCGCGTTGACTCAAAGCTTAGAAAGAGATTCAACGATTCATTAACCCGTATTCAGCGTACCAGCTTTAAGTTTGTGAAACCATCATCGGTAGAGGGTAAAAAGGTCAATATCAACATGGGCCTTGTTACGACTTCTTACTATGACGAAGGTACGGACGAGGTCATTATTCGCCCAAACCCCGACCTGAATACACTCTATCAGGTTGACGGGAAGACTCGCTTATACCTGAAGGTACTGAAGACCTTATCAAGAAAAGAGTCAGCACAGGCTCTATACCTTTACCTCGTTGAATTGCCTGATAATTTTTATCGTATTGGTTTCGATAGATTGCGTGATCGCTTACAGCTTACATCCCATAAAGGGGCGCAAAATGCGACCATTAAAAAGGCGCTTGAGCAATTATCTGAAGCCGGATTTCTCAAATACAGTATTGAAAAAGTTCGTGGTGATTTTGTCCTGAACATTCTTAGCCGCGATAAGAAAATAACCTGAGCACCCGCCAGCGTTGATGGTTTTTACCCGCTAGCGTTGATATTACCCGCCAGCGTTGATCTCATGGTGTAGCACTAAGGTTAGCTGTATGTTTGTTAAACCTCGGGTAGAAAAAAAGGCCGCAAACGCAGCCTTTCCAATACCCATCATCACACCATCATAGCTTCATGTTGTAATCGGACCGGATTGCGTTACGCGAATTGCATTCCTCAATTGCATCAAAAAGCACTCTCGTATACACCGGGTATAGTTCCAGGTATTCGGGAGTATCTTCAGGAATCAGGCACGGTAGGTACGTTTTGGCTTCCTGCTTTGGTAGGCTCACTACCTTTGTAACGACTATTGGCTCTGCGGTTGACTTCCTCGGCGCGTTCCCGTTGCATCCTGATAACACTGTCAGGAAGACGCAAATTGCGAAGACCCGCCTTCTGGAGCTGCTTAGTAAGGTTTGAAATTGCATCTGCTGTTTCCTGTTTCTGTTTGCTTAGCTGTTCTTCCAGATCACTCTCTTTCTTATCGCTTTCAGCCTGAAGGTCGGCGCGCCTTTGCAGTTCAAGCCGCAACTCTTCGTTTTGCGATTGCTGTTGCTGGAGAGCGACACTCAGGCCGCGTTTTTGGGCATCAAGGTTGTCGTTGTCTTCCTGCAGCGTTTTGTTGTCGGTTTCCAGACCTTTTACGTACTTAACGTGATCTGAATAGGCGTTATATCCCTTAATCAATACGTAACTGAATAGGGCCAGCGTGACTGCTATAACCGGCGTTCGCCAGGCACTTAACATGTTCATTCCTCTTTGAGTGCGTCTATAACGCCGGGGGGCATGATTGACGCTATGGCTTGTGACATAACAGGATCGGCGGTTAGCCCTACCGTCAGTGTTATGGCTACGGCATTAGCCAGTGATTTTGTGGCTACAGCCGTAGAGTTATTTACCCGGTCTGTGTAATCGCTGGTTACTGTGCTGGTGGCATCAAGTACCGAAAACAGCGGGGAAAGCGTTTCAGTTGCAACTTTCAGCGCTTCAATTTCAGCTGGTGTAAAGCTGGGCGGTACCGGCGGGGGAGTTGCTTCTCCTTCGCCTCCGGGCGGAACGGCGGCGGCAAGCATTTTTTCGTTAATGATGGTCATCGCATCGGACAGTGCCGTTAGCTCAATATGATTCAGTGCGTCGTTCATGCTTTCACTGGTGGCGGTGTCACATAACCCTTCCACCAGCGCAAATGGCGGTACCGGCGTTAAGCGGTTGCCTTTTGCATGGCATTCCCAGCCGATTTTCATCTGCAGAAGATCCGATGGAGTGGTGTACCCCTGAATCGCTGCAATAAACCGGCTGGCCTCCGCAGCTGCTGCAGCCAGTGTATTGATGTATTTGGGTAGCATATCCGTGTACCCGGATATTGATGGAGGGTAGGTGACGTCAGCCAGGTAAAGAGCGGTAACTGCACTCTTTAGGCTGTCAGACAGGCCTGTCGCTTTGCGGTAACTAATAATGGGCGCTGGGGTTGCTGAGCCTTGTGCCGTCAGGATGCCGAAAGCATCAATTTGTTTATCGTTATCTAACATCATGCCACCTGAAAGAAATCATCGCCGGTTGCTACCACTGAGCCACACGACACGGGGTCGGAAACGCATGCGATAGGTTTCCCGTTTATGGTGAACCATGGGCGTGTAGATACCGCTACGCCGCTGTGAGTGGAATTGCCGTCTGAGTGGTCGGGGAAGAGGTTTCCATCCACCAGCACCGGCTTTCCGTTGATGGTTAGGAATGGCTCTGCTTCTGCAGTTTTCCGGGCTGGAAATCCACCATGACCAGAACAAACAGAATCAATAGTTCCTGCTGCGCTCATAACGCCTCCTGTGTTGGTTACGCAGGGGTGAGGATAGGGAGTCTGTGATTTGGTTTTACGTCTTAGATTGGTTGTAAATGCGTTGTATGTCTGGTGTATTTACTGTTGTGTATTGCCTATGTATTTACATTGTGGTGTCAGTAATGTAAATACAAAGTATTGACATGAGCTGGTTACGCATTACACTTCATGCGGATATGCCAAACATTACACGCATGTACAGTGTAATTACATTGATAATACTATGTGCGCTATGGGGATGATATATGGGTAAGTCGATTGTTTATGTGTCGGATAAAGGCGGCGTGGGGAAGTCCACTACTGCAGCTAATACGGCGTCAATGCTCGTTAACAAGGGAAAGACGTGCTGCATTCTGAAGTCCGATAAAAACCAGGACATGGTCAACTGGGGAGAGGACCGCAGAAGCAATGGCTTACCCGTTGTTCCTGTTTATGAGGCGTATGGCGAGATCAGTAAAGAGATCGTAAAGCTGACGGCTATGTTTGAATACGTCCTTGTTGACTGTGCCGGTCACGATAGCAAGGAGTTCCGTAGTGCGTTAACCGTTGCGGATATCCTTATCACTCTGGTTAAGCCATCATCTAAATTTGAACGTAATACGCTTACAGCTGTAACCGAGAAAGTGCGTAAAGCTCAAAACGCCAACCCTAAATTATCCCCGTGGGTTCTTCTTACCAGGATAGAAACCAATAAGCCAAGCAAAGTTAAAGATGCCATCGAGCTGGATAAGTACCTGCGTTCAGATCCTGTATGGATTCAACCGTTAAAAAACCGCCTCGCGGCTCTCGATATTTTTGAAAGCGCATGTAATGAAGGGGCCGGTGTTCATGATGTAGCGCGCGGTAATAGCCTTGGAAAAGCAAAGGCACAAATCGAGCTGGTGGCTCAAGAAATTGGCATTCTCTAGTAATACGATGTAAATACAAATGGACAATACAATGTATTTACCTTAATGTAATTGCGTTGTATGTACATAGTGAATATACGGTAGGTACTCATGAAGCTAAAACCACCAAGCGTTGATTTAAAATCAACGGAAGCACCTTCAAACTACGAAGTCTCCAGATTTATCAATGAAGGTGACAAGCGCCCCAACACCACTAAAACGGTGCAGCGCACGTATCGCCTGAATCCGGTGTTCATTGATATTATGGAAGCAGAAGCTCTGCGTACAGGATTTGGAAATACGGATGTTTTGAAAGCGGCATTGTGTGCTTACTCGAAAATGCCTGAGAACGAGAGAAATCACTGGTTGCTTGAGTTTCCAAAAATGTAATTACGTAGCATTGCCAATGTATGTGCATGTTGTGTGAAAGAGGCCGTTACTAACGCGGCCTTTTTGCTTTTTCAGAGTATGGGATCAAGTTTACGGGGGATTGCGGTAGTATTTGTCCTAGGGTCTTCCCAACCGTTTCTTTCCAGCGTATGCCGTAGCCTGGCAATCTCGTTTCTATAACGACGCTCTCCTTTCTCCAATTCAATGATGTGGGATGCCTGTTTCTGATTAAGCCGCAAATAACCTCGCTGCTCCTGCAGAAGTGCATCAGGATCACCCACGCGGGACACCATGTAGGCCAGAAGACCGCGCTCAACTTCCATATCCGTCTCGTGCTGCCAGAAGAAGGCGAGATCACGGTTTCCACCCCAACTGTTACCCACGAGACAGCAGATATGACCAGCCATCAGTTTGACGTGTCCCCGCTTGTTAACCCATAAAAGCCCCCAGCGGTCCGGCAAGTCACTAATGTTGATTATCCCTTCAGGACACATGTAATAGCGGTAATCTCCCATGCCACCGCTTTTCCTGTGTGGCTTATGCTTATCCCGTAAAAAGTCAGAACGGGATACTTTAACCTCCACCAGCACGCTACCACCGCGCCATCCCCAGCGATAACCCCATGCGTCAGCGCGCTCTGTATCGCCTACAGCTCCAACTTCCACGAAAGCGACCTTACAACCCGGTCCCTTTGCACTTTCAGCCCTGAGCAGCCAACGCTTGGCTATTTGGTTTAGTTCGTCGTGCGTCATGACAAACACTTAATTTGAATCAAGTCGAACTTGCAGCACGTTCGAATATTCAGTCATCAACCTGTGTTGCTCAATGAGCAATAATCGTTGAGCGAACGATAGAGAACTGAAATGTTCAGATTCGCGATACTTTGTCAGTCCCGCTAATCGTTGCTCCAGCTGCGTTTTTTCTGCCAGCACTCGCAGTTTCCACGGTAACGTATTCTCAGCATTAACACCCATTGGCAAATGATGACGTTCAAACGCATCTTTGGGCACCCACGTAAGATGACTATCTACAGGGCCAAAATCTATTTGTTCCACTAAATAGCCTTCATCCTCACCATTTTCAGGGAGTTTCCATCCACGCAAGTCATTGTATGCCTGCCGTGTCATAGGCGTTGCGTTGACGATTAAGTTGCTTGCGAAAGCTTGTTTATCCATTTCAAAGTCCTTAACTACAGTTTGTTGAAAATTAGATGCTTTTAAGAAATGCCGAGTGTCGCCACGATATCAATAGCGATTTCACGAGAGTCGCCTTTGCAAGACATAGAGCGGCGCGCAAACAGGTCGCGCACGTTAAAGCCAGCTTTGCGGTATGCCTCAACCAGTTTTTCGTTGCTGGAGTTCGTAGCGACTACGCGCGCGCCTCGCTGGTGGGCCGCAACCATTTCATTGAGCAACTGCCATTGGTGTTCGTCTGTGAACGTAGTGCCGGTGTATGTCGTGAAACCTTCCTTACCCGGTAACGGCATATAAGGCGGATCGCAAAACAGCACATCGCCTTCACCGGCCTGGCGAATAGTGTCAACGAAGGACTGGCAGTGAAATTCGCATGAAGGGGAGAGCTTGCTAAAGGCCTCCATTTCATCTGCAGGGAAATAGGGGGCTTTATACTTGCCGTAGGATGAGTTGAACCCGCCCTTTAGGTTGTAACGCATCAGGCCATTGTAGGAATGGCGGTTGAGGTAAAGAAGCGCCGCAGCGCGCTCCAGTGGTGTGTAGTGAATACGATTGAACTTCTCGCGAATGTCGAAGTAACCCTTTTCGGAGTTATACCCATCAAACATTGCCCTGGCTTTATCCACCAGCGCGCCGGGGGTTTGCTGCAGTGCATGGTAAAGGCCAATAAGGTCTGCACTGGTATCCCCGCCAATGTACCGCTCAAATCCTTGAGCATTGAGGAATACCGAACCAGCGCCGACGAACGGCTCAATGAGGCGCTTACCCGTTCCAATAAACGGTATGATCTGGTCCAGCTGGGCATATTTCCCTCCGGGCCATTTGAGGAACGGGCGTACAAAAGACGACGTATTCACCGCCTTAGAGGTTTTGCGTTTTTTCTTTGTCATTTTTTCAACGGTTTTAGCTGCAGGAGAGGGGGATTGCTGTGGTGCATTAACCGGCAATTCAGTAAGAATGCGCGTCATCAGCCAGCGCATAACTGGAACCGCCATGCTGTTGCCGATGGCTTTATGGCGCGGGCCATCCTTCGCCATCTTGAAAATCATATCGTCCGTAATGTCCGGGCAATGGTGTTTCAGATAGGCGATTTCATCATCAACAAGGCGTTTCATCTTGTGAACGGGGATCAGGGTGTGATTGTCAGGCATTCCCTGTAAGCGCTCGGCTTCTACGGGGGTAATGCGACGCACCACGATTCTGATTGTCTTATCGCTGGTGGGATAGCAAACGGCGGTCGGGTTTAGTGCCTGAATAGTCTGACTGACGTCTGGATCTGCGCTGGCGTATTGTGTGCTAGTCATTTGTGCCGGAAAGCTCAACACGAGATCAGTCGCTTCTTTGAAGTCGCGGGCTTTAATCGTTGAGGCGAAGTCGCACTCTGAATACTGGCCTAATGCCTCCATGCGGAATGTCTTCACAGACTGCTCACTGAAGATGATCGGCTGCTCATGGTTACACGTCAGGGTAGGTGACAGGTTATCGTTGATTTCTGCGCCAGCTTGCCCATGCGCCATACATATCAGGTGCTGGGCTTGGGCTTGGTTGTCGTCTGCGCCACGGACACCAACCCCATTTCGAGTAAGGGAGGAAGCGACCGACCACGCTTCGCGGCTCGGTGCAGAATCCCTGCACACGCTGCCGGACTCAAGAAATACCGACGTGGGATCGAAGTCCGTTCGAGCACTTGCCACAAGGAAACAACGGCGGCGTCGTTGTGCCACTCCGAAATATTGAGCGTCTTTGGTTGTCCATCCCAGGCGGCGACTTCTTCCAATAACACAACCGTGCTTTGACCACTTTGGAAACTGTATGCTGGTTTTTTTGTTCCAGCCCCAGTAGTCAGAGGTTTTTCCGTGGGCAGGTCTTGGGCCAGGTTCAAACGCTTCAAATTCTCCAGCCAGTGCAGCGAGGAAGTTTCCGAAAGCGTTGTTGTTATCGCTGTAGACGCCAGGGACGTTTTCCCAGACGATGATGACAGGCGGCTTGCCTTCTTCGGCGCGTTTATCGTCAATGACATTAGCTAACTCAACAAATGCGAGGGTTAATTGACCGCGCTTTCCCTTCATCCCAGCGCGTAAGCCAGCAAGAGAAAAGTCCTGGCAGGGGGTACCGCCCACCAGCACATCAGGAGCGGGAACTTCACCCGCGCGGATACGATCGGCGATAGTTGTCATATCGCCCAGGTTCGGGACATGGGGCCAGCGCTCAGCCAGTACCATAGAAGGGAATTCTTCAATCTCAGCGAACCAGAGAGGACGTAAGCCCAGCGGTTCCCATGCCAGACTTGCCGCCTCTACGCCGCTACACACTGAGCCATAGGTCAGCTGGTGGCGTATTACGTGGTTAGCGTTCACAGACGCCACCCAGCGCAACGGTGAGAGCGCTCATCATGGCGTTGAACTCGCCTGAGAAAAGTATGAAATCAGCCACCAGCCGGGAATGAGCGTCTTCACGATCGATATCGTCATTTTGGTCGCGTAGCTCGTCGGCGAAGTTAATGGCTTTAATCGTCATATCGTCCATCAGTCGAAACGACATACGGTCCTGCCAGTGCAGCCCTGCAGCGGTCGCCAGCTTACCGGCTTCCAGGTGCGTGGATATCTCATCGCTAAACAGATCTTGCTTGCTGACACGGAGTGCGCCGCCATCCTCCAGAATGGCTTTAAACACGGCATCAGAGCCGATAGTGAAACCTGCGGGCATCTGATTTGATTTGAGCCAATCGGTCATCGTCAGCTCAATGGGGTTTTCCATCATCAACGGCACAACGGGCAGAGAACCGATGGTTTTACGTAACAGGGCCAGTATGTTTTCTGCAGTTCTGGCGCTACCGGCTTCGACGATCACACGTTGTAGGTTCAGGTCTATCCAGACGTAATGCATAGAAGGCTTGGTGAATGCGCGCGGAATGAGAGCCATCAGTGCTTCATCTTTGAGGGCCAGACGTTCGGCGCGGCGAACTTTACGGCCTTGAGTGGTTTCTACCTTGCTTACACGCTTCGCCACTTCCTCGTTGACTACATGCGTGGGGAGTATCTTGCTTTCATTGCAATAGCAGATCAGGTAAGAGCCTTCATGCTCAATAACCATTGTCTCCGGGGTAACGTTTACCCAACCAGACGTAGCCATATCCTGAGCTGCACAAGGCGTGAAAGCGAACTGGGCTAATTGCTCGTGAAACGCCTCGCGTGACAGGGAAAAATCACGCGAAAGGCGATAGATACAGACGTTTTTTAAGAAAGGAGATTTCATCCTGTGATTACCTACCTGATAAAGACAGGTAGATTAAATCACATTGTTCCTTAGAATTAATGTTATTTATTTTGAAAAATCAACTTGAGAAGCTTTGCCGCTCAGCTTGCCAGATGCAGTAAGGTCCATTGCTGCGCCTGACTTAATTTCTGTTTTATCCTTAGATTCCATGCTGATCTTTCCACCAGCTTTTACAATGAAGTCTCCACCAGCATCAAAGACCATATCACCAGGCCCGATAATGTAGGCTTTACCGGCCTCATTCATGCCTATGCGCGTACCAGCTGCGGTATTGGCTATCTCATACCCGCCACCAGCTGTACGAACCTCAAAAACGTTATTGCGATGCACAACAAAATCTTCACTTGGTGTGAATTGTGGGCGCGCTGGCGCACCATCAACCGGCGGCGGCTCCCACGCGGCACCTTGCCCGGACGCTTCAGGCGCAACGTTAGGAACCCCGCCAGGCGAATCGGAGGCCGCGCCTACAATCAATGGTCGTCGCGTATCAGGCTTTCCTCGTACATCGGTATATGGAAACTCTACCCATACCAGATCGCCGGTAACAGTTGGTGTAAAAGCATTGCCTATGGGCATCATGTATTCCGCCCACGGTAACGATTCATCCGGTACGCCAACCCAATCCGGCAACACCCTTACTTGCGCGCGCATTAATCCGCCTGGGTGTTTGGTTCCCACAATGACAGCTCTTTTCTTACTCAATATATGGCACTCCTAATATCATGCGCGTGATATACGATATGCGGTCTTCGTAATGCGCCACTCGCTCGACAATGAAGTTTTTCGGGAGGGATTCATCTACCTGGTTTTTCTGGTCGTAGCGATGGATCTGGATACCGATCACCATGCCTGCAGTGATATCTGTGTTACCTGATACCTCAATGTCTAATTTCGGTACCAGTACCTGCTGCATGTTCTTCAGCGTGGACATATCTGCATCAGAAACGTATCGAACGGGCAGGGAGGCGTCCCCAGTTTCGACATACCCATCAGTTTCTGAGTAACCCACAAAGCGATACTGGCTATCCTGTGTGGCGGCAAAATCCTGATTGATATGCTCGGAACGGCTGATCGTGTATTGAGCTGAGGGGTTATTGGACTCATACACCATCACCGCTTTTGTCTTGATTAAGCGCGCCATTTCTTTCACGTAAAACTTACCGCGCGCTATCCACACCAGAGCACCATGATCGGCAGCTATTTGGCTGAGCACCAGCGACGGCTTTTCCCCCATATTTAGGTGATACGTACCTGCCTTTTTAAACGTATCAGCCTCAACGGTTAAAGAACCTGCAAAGTCTTTGAGAATGTCTCTTGGCTGTCTGTTTGAAAACAGTTTTGCCGCGCTGGTGGGCGTCTTGATTGTCTTCAGAGCGTCAAGGATCGCCGTTATCTGGACCACATCACCCTGTGCTGGTGCTGACGTAACGAAAAAGGTTTCTTTTACCGTCTTGCGGTCGCCGGTGGGATCGCCCGTTTCGACCACCAGCTTAGCGCCGTAGGCCGCTTTGTATTCGTCAACAATAGAACCCGTGGCATCCCTCACTTCCAGGCGTAGAAGGGGGCCGGTAAGCGCTGTTTTCTCAATGTAGAGAACCGAATTTATCCATTCTCGGGGGATGACCTGATCGTTAAGCGTTGCCGACTGAAGAAAGTATTGCTGTAACTGAGCCATAACTAACCCTGAGTGCTGCTGTACGTATGAATACGAACCTCGCTCGCATCAACTTCGAACGCGGTTAGCATGTCTGCCATAACCGTTAACGTCGCCTGGGCTGCAAATATCCGGTTTTCGGTGATCGGCGTAGATAAATCGCTGTAACCGATAGCCTTTGCATCCTGGAAGGAGCAATCAATTTCCGTTTTTGCGTTAACCAGATAGTCGATAGCCGTAAAGCTGGTGGATTCGCGCCAGCGTAATGATGACGCTAAGGTGTTACACATCAGGCTGAGAGTAGATTTTTCGGCAGCAATCAACGTAACGTTGTAGGTTAGCAATACCTGCATTGCGTCCACCTCAGCGATAGGTGTTTCGCCATCATCAGCCATTAAGTCTCCTACCTCGCGCCGATGACGTTGGTTGTCGTTATTTTCGTAGTCAGCGTCAAAGGTCCGTGAAATGTTGATAAACGGCATGGCGTCGCGGTTAATGATTTTATCGGATGGAATGCTACGGCGTCCGGCAGCTGCGCGACGAACCGCGCCCAAAAACTCAACCACGTTATCAAAATTGCCCACGAATACGCGGTCTTCCGGCTTACGCTTCAGGAACTCTGCAAACCGCTCACGGCCCCTGCTGGGGTGAGTCACTACGACGTCGCTGAAAATTATATTAATTTCACGCGCCACAGCTTCATCGATCGCGGAAAATCCGGTTATTTCGAACTTTCCTGTACGTGTTTTTTTCCACTGGCGCGTTTTGGCTAAAAGTTCTCTACTCATTTAACGATCCCTCCCTCAGTTGTATCCATGTTTCGTGCAGGAATGCAGTAATACAGCGATCCGACGTGCTGCGTACCAAAGCTGTAAATGCGGTGTACATACCACCAGCGCTGGGCCAGCTTCCCGGATGCCATTTCCTCATTCCAGGTGAGTATTGAGCCGATAGACACGTTTTCTGCGGCTATACGTAGTAACTGAAGCTCGTCACTCAGTCCATCCTGTTCGCCGTCAGAATCCACGACCTGAAATGAGTCCCGTTCATCAGGACAATCCAGCACTTTGACCGGGACCGGATCGAGATAGCGTAGGTCACGCTGATTGTTGTTCAGTTCGGTGTAGGATGGGCCTTCAATGCCGCTTTCTTCGTCAACTTCGCCCACATCCTCGGGGTCAGGCCGAAAGAGCAGGGCGTCAAAGTTATCCGGGTGCAGTTCAATGAGTTTCATCCAGTCCAGGCGAACCATCGAATTGAGCGGGGAGTGACCTTTAAAACGCGGCTTCAGACTTATGTCCTGATCGCGTGTCGCCAGTTCACCTGGCAATGCTGCGACCGGCGCGCTTTCTGTTGAGCCTATCTCATCAAAAAGCGTTTCTTCTGGCTGCTGCGGGGCAGCAATATCCACCTCCACCAGCTCATCCATATCGGTAATTGCTGGTGGGGTGACTTCGGTTGTTTCCTCTGGCTGGATAACGGCAGAGCTAACCGGTGTGACTGTTACCGGCTTTGTGTCGTTAAGCCATTCATCAAAACGGCCCATTCTGTGCCTCACTGACGGGTTAATTTGCGGATGTGAGCACTGTATGGAGATTGTGAATTGCAGATGCATAAATTATTTTAGTATCCATCTTGTCAACATTCGGATAGTGAGATACTATGTTTCCAAGATGGAAACGAAAGGAGATAAGGATGCACGTTGTATCGAGGATTCCCTTCGATACAGCCACCAGGCAATTTCCCAATCAGGCAGCGGCACTTGAAAGCGTATACCGGACTTTGAAGAAAGATAATTACACTTCACCGGACGACATGAAGAAGCGATTTGCCTCGCTGGACAGAATGAAATATCGGGAGAAGTGGTGGGTGATCGATGTAGGCGGCGGGAATTTGAGAGTGATGTTTTTTGCTGATTTTGAACGTGGGAAAATCTTCATAAAGCACATAACCACACATGCCGAATACGACAAGCTGACAGATTTTTACCGGAGAACGAAAGAATGATGTATACCGATGCTCTCCAGGCGGCAAACAGCCTGGTTAGCATTGTCCCCCTCCTGGGGGGCAATGCCTCTCGTAAGGACTATGAAGACGCGCTGACGCTGGTTGAATACCTGATTGAACACGAGCCAGATCATCCGCTGGTGGACATGCTGGTTGCGAAAATTTCCCAGTATGAAGATGAGGCGGAAGAGTTGGCTGAGTTCAACGAGCGTATTGCAGCGTTACCAAGCGGCGTGGCCCTGCTGCGTGTCCTGATGGACCAGCACAAACTGACTCAGAGTGATTTTGAGGAAGAGATTGGTAAGAAATCGCTTGTGAGCCGTATCCTTAACGGGACTCGCTCATTAACACTGGATCACATGAAAGCACTTGCGCGGCGCTTTAACATTCCGGCAAGCTCATTCATGGACGCGTAAAATAGCCCCCTGACCGAAAGGTTGGGGGCTTTTGTATTAACCCCTGCCTTTGTTTTTCACGTAGTCCAGGAAGCGCTTCTCGGCGTCCTGACGTGATACACCAGTCATTATCATCGCATCAATAAACGCCTGGCGTTCCACCTTGAAACGATCGGCGAGCTGCTGCTGCAGCACCTTGTTTTTATCCTGCTCGGCTTTAAGCTTTTGCTGACTTTCTTCTGCCTTTGCCCGTTGTTTTTGCGTCATTTTCCGGGCTTTTAGTAGTTTGTCGCTGAGGGAACGTAGCTTTGTACTGTCTCGCGCAATCTGATTACCCAGCGCTTTCTGGCGGCGCTGGTATTTATCCCACTCCTGACGCATCGCCCCCTGGTTAGTCTGTGAGTTACGGTTCTTGTTGAATCTTTTCCGGTCTTCCTCAGTGAAATGTTTGGTAGTTCTCCGCTTGTCGTCACCGAACCCTACACGCTTAGCGGCCTGCAGCATGGCCTGACCGATCCGCAATTGCCAGCTTGCCGACTGGAGTCGGGTCATTGCGTGGATCACGTGCTTACAGGCGATCCCTTTGAGATTAGGGTTACGGATTTTGGGGAAGGCATATTCCTTTGGTGGTGCCAGGGCAAAGTTACCAGCGGTCGCGATGTAGCGATACCAGTATTGATGACGACCACAATCACAATCGAAGGATACGCGACCGGCACACAGCTTTTTCGTCACTTTTACCGCGCTAGTCTCATCCCCCAGCTCATCAATCAGTGAATCCCATTCCTCAAAGCGTACTTTTACGCGGTGATGCTGGTCTTCGGATCGATCTGAAGCCTCCACGCTGACTGTGACGACGTTATGCTTCAATGATGAAGGCACGGCGCGCTTAATGCCGGAACCGTCGTCTACGGCGTTGTTAGCACGTTTAACGTCAATCGCTTCACTTCCGGCTATGAGCTGGGCATAGGTAATCCCGGCGACGCCTGAATTGAACGTCTGTCGGATATCCTTGCGGCGACTTTCAAATGCCTTCAGGTCTTCGACCGTGAAGAACGTACCGCCTTTTTTCTTCTTGCCAAGCGAGAGGATATCTTCGGCTGTTTTGTTCTTCAGTGAAAACGGCGTCAGAGTGCGGCGAGCGGCGCGGCGCTTGCTTCGCTTATCCTTCTCAATCTGGTTGAATAGGCGTTCGAACTCGCGAGCGCTTAGGCCTTCTGTTTGATATCGACCGTTACTGGCGCGGGGAAAATCAGCCACTGATTAACTCCACCGTTCCCGACGCATAGTCGCGCATCCGGTCACGTATCCAGGCCACCGGCGGCACGGTTAACGTTGTGCCAACCGGCATGGCTTCAGTTTCAGATTCATGCCCCACCAGCAGGCGGAATACCCAGCGTAATTCTTCATTGCCGTAACAGCGAAACGCCGACAAATCAGAACGGTAAACCTCATCGGGCTTGATGGTGTAAGAGATGTTGTCGGCGCTGTAGCTGGTGGCCCGTGCAATGACTTCCTGATGAAACAATGCCAGCAGGATAGGATCGTCAATTGTGCGGTCATCCAGGCGGTTGTAACTCATAGAATGACCTCGTTATCACTGATTCGCTTCCCGGTTAGCGATGGCGGTACGGCGTTTGCACTGGTCACTTCCTGATGCTTAATGAGATTCCCGAAAACGCGTAATAGCGGGTGCTGCTCGCGTTCTTCGCTGCAGCCGGTCATGGCTTTGATATACGCAGCAGAAGTAACAGGATGGTATACCGTGGCAAAACAGCACATGATCGTAAGCAGGTGCTCGGGTCGAATATCCTGCCAGTTGATGTGATATACCTCGTCACCGGCGGCGTTGTAATCAATGTCCACGATAGAAGACGGGATCTCATATGCGCCGGGGTTTTTCTCTGGAAGAGAAATGGCTTTCTGGAGGCGCAATTCGTTGTAACGCTCGATGCCGACCAAAACTGCAGCGCGCGAGTCTGTATGTCGCGTCTTCAGTGAAACATGGTGAGCGCCACTTTCGCTCGCAATGGTCCCACTGGTTTCATCCACCAGCACCTTAAAGTCAGCTTTAAGTAACTTCTCGACGGCGGGGATCACCTTTACTCGTTGTTGTTTTAATGAGTTGGGAAGTGATTTCGGGGTGCTCATTATCAGGTTGTTGTCATCGTTATAGATGGCGGTGACATAGAGCGGGGTTGATGTTGAGAGACTGAAAACAGCTATTTTTTGACTCAATTTTCTATCCTCCAGAAAGCAAAAAGGCCGCGATTGCGGCCCCTTACTGGCTATTGATGTTCCCAACCGCGCTAAAGCAGGAAGTTAAATTGTCAAAAGTACCCTCAAGGGAACACAAAAGCTGCGAGGATTTTATGCGGTTTGTACTTTGTGTTTTTTTTGCGTCAAGGAATTATTTATCGTCCTGCAGCCGGTCATGGTTCGTCTTCGTTGTCAGGGTTTGCATTGTTATGCCAGTCCCGTTGTCCATCTGTGTTGAGGCCGCACGGCGGCTCTGTCTTACTCCACTTACCAGCCCACCAATATTGTCCGTTCCGGCGCTCACAGGTTCCGCAAATCTTACAAATATGGAGTTTGGTTAATCCATCCAGTATATATACGTGTCCGTGGGGATTTAAGGCCCGTTCCGTTGCTGTTCTTGTCACTGTTACACCTATATATCGCTGGTGGATGATTCGTTTGGGAAAAGGCCCAGGACCTGCATCCGATAAGCGTTTGTGTCGCGTCCTCCAAGTTCACGTCTTTTCATCTCTATGTATTCCGGCGTTACGAGTGGAGAATCTTCGGCACTCAATTGAATCGCTGAATATAGATCCCCTGATAGCCTATGGTGGCTATGATAAAAGTAAGTACGGTGTTCTGATGGTATTCCTGTGAGCAGTATTCCATTGTCCCTTTCAACCAATGAGGCATTGATAATTCCCATTATCTTTTCGGATAAGCTATTGGCATTAGGGCAAATGAAAAACAGATGTTTGGCATATTCACCAGCTATGCTTTCTGGATACTTTCTGACGCTTTTAAAACTGCTAAACCAAAGGCGGTCGGTGCTTCGTTCATGGATTCCGTTGCTCGTTAGGTCAAAGTAAATATCAAGCCATGGATGATTTTGAATCGCTTTATACCAATGTTGCTTCATGTACTTCATTATTTGGCTTTTGGTGGCGGCAACGTCCATTGATGGGATGATAACTCGCCCATTGGGATAAAGAATTACGAGGAGAATGGCAATAGCACTTATGAGGTGTTTACAACCAATTCCACTAGGGGTTGTTACCGTTGTATGTGAACCCGGTTTGCTTGCTCTTTCTATCACCAGTTTTTGCTGATCTGTAGGTGTCATACCAAAGATGTCTATCATCGCTTGATTCCAGTTACTCTGATATTTCTCTACCAGCTCCACCCAACGTGGATCAGATGTGGCGCAATGTTTTATTCTCATTATTGTTCGTTCCTTTTTACGAGTGGCACACCATGTACCTCTCTGATTATTCCAGCCTGTTCGTAGGCCATGAGTAGCAAATCTTCTTCGGAGGCGTTCAGGCGCGTAAATTCGGCCTTTCCGCCAACATTGCCGCTGGCATGAACCGGCACCAGCCACGGGTATTGCTCGCGATCTGCTTTTGGGGCCGCGTCCTGGTGATGCCACCGGCACAACGGTAAAACATCCATATGCGCGCCAGCTGCAGTGCGCCCATTTACATGATGCAGGCTGACAATTGGCTGGTGGTGTTTATGCAGCCAGCAAGCGGTGCAGGGGAGTTTGGCTAACGCATTCATTACGCGCCGTTCGTCTGCGGTCGGGGTTCTGCCTTTCAGTCCTCGCGTTGAGGTTTTACGGGTTTTGGTAACGGTAAGTGCTGTACGTGGTTTCTGTGCTGTTTCCTGTCGCTTAATGCGCTGTTTTTCACGCTGCGCTTCCTGATACTCCGGTGAACGGATACGGGCTAATCGTTTTTCGGCGGATCGTTGTGCTGCCGCCTGCCGTTTTTCCTGTTGATGTTGCCGATAAGCTGGGTCAGCCAGCTTGGTCTTCTGACGTTCGCGCTGCCGTTGCGCTGCGATTCGCTGTTTTTCGTAGAGTGCATCCCGATCCTCTGTACTAAGCATGAACAACCCTTTTAAAAACCCTTAGATTTAATGGTATTCTCAGAGTATAAAACGGAATGCTGTAATTTATCCATTCGATAAATACAAATACCTTAGAATCATATTGATTATTATTGTTCACTTACGAATGACAGGAGTGTTTTTGTGACCACTGCAGATATCGTGGTGTTTGACCTGGACAATACGTTGGCTGACCACCGCCACCGTGAGGATCTCATTCCTCGCCTGGACATGATGAGCCACGCGCCGAACTGGGACCGTTTTAGCCTGGCGTGTGAGAAAGATACTCCCATCATGGCGAATATCGCGTTGCTGGTGGCACTGAGCAGACATTACAGGATTTTCATTCTTACAAGCCGGGGAGAGGTGGCCTATGCGGAAACAGCTGCTTGGTTATCACGATACCAGATCCCTTATGACCGCCTGATTATGCGTGGGGAGAAAGAGCACCGCCCACCAGCTGAAATTAAGCGTGACTGGATCAGGAACATCGGCACCGAAAACATTTTGTGCGCGTTCGATGATAACCCGGACGTGTGCGCCGCTATCCGTTCTATGGGCGTTACCTGCCACCAGGTCGCCTGAATCCATTACAAGGAAGACAGCAATGAGCGAAACCTACCAGATAGATCAGATTGCTTTGATAAATGCCATTTCTACGGAGCTGTGCCGCCAGATTCCAGGCCTCACTGCAGATAACCGTTACAGCACGATAATAGGAGCGGCGAACTTAATTGTGGCGGAGTACGCTCGTAAGCCAGCTGTAGTCCTGAAGGGAGTAGGCAAGGAGGGAATAGGGCTGGAGGCATGGCTTGCCAGTGATGATGTTGGGGCTAGCAGTCTATATATGGCATCCATATTGACAGGAGGCTGTGAGGCGGAATTTGCCTACCCTCTTGACCCTGATGATTTTGGACGCTGTGTAAGAATGATTGAGGCGGTATACCTCCAACCAGGAGAGCAATTACCGGCTCAATCTGCATTGTTTGATTCACCACTCTGGAAGATCGTAATAAGTAATTGGACGGAATGGCTTTCGTTATATAGAGAAGAAAGATTTAAGGAACTCTATAAGGCAATGAATATAGCCTACTACTACAAGTAGGATACGGAAACTATAGGGGAGGACACATCTGGTCGAATCCCCCATTTTTATTTAATTGCATAATCTCTCAATATGTAAGTTTATTTTGAAAGTAAAGATAATAAGCTTGATTTTAATTTTCATATATTCCTCTCGTTTGTAATTGTTACCGTGCTGCTATTTTATTTTCCATGGGGGCAGGTGAGCAAATGAGTTTTTACCCTAACATGCTTACTGCCCTCAGTTATTAGCAAGTAAACATAAAGTAAATCCTTAGAATTCAATGTCAAATCAGGGTGCGACAAGTCGTAGAGCGGATTAGATAGTCACATGGCGCTCGGCAGGTGCTGTTGCGTTAAAGATTATTGCGTAAAAAATTACTGTTATTGCGGAAAGTCCTATAACCTATCTCGCCAGATATGAGGGCAAGCATATTTATTGCTATTTGATCTGGTAGGGAAATATGAAAAATATAAAATGGCTTTTAATTTCTGCATTACTAATTTTTGTCCCGACAGTAGGACAACCCACCAGCTTACGCGCGCTTAATTTCGATTGCGGCACACGCAAAGTTATCATTTATCAGGACTCAGGCATGGTTGCGTTAAATGGTAATAAAATGGATGACGTTGAGTTTAAGAAGGGGGTAGAGGGCTACATTGTCAATTTCGCAGAATATGCAGCTGCTGGTGGCTCCCGGACGGCTTACAGCTTATGGTTTAAACCCGACTTAACGAAGGGCCAGATGCCAGCGCTAATCCATCAGTGGTTGAATGCTGACAGCAAGCCTCGAAAAGAGGCGGAAGTAGACGCCTGCAGCTCACCAACTCAGATCGTGGCTGATAACCCTAAACCGTCAATGCTTGAATTGTTAGCGGAAGATGCCGAAGGGTGAATAACAGCCCCCTGACGGGGGCCGGTCGGAGATTATTCAGGAACGCGAGCGGCCTGCTTTAGCTTAGCGGTCGTAAACGCTTCTTGTATAAAGTCTGGCGACGGACCGACTACCGCGAACTTATCAAGTTCCGGCGCGCGGATGAATGAAGGTGTGCTTTCCAACAATGCCAGGGTGCGCGGGTGAGGGACCACGTAATGCAGCTCCGGCTGCGCGCCATCGTGCTCCCCGATATAGACCCAGGCTTGTTGGCCCAACCCCTGTACCTGCAGAAACACCATTGCAATAGCCATGGGTAAAACTGTGTCCTGGTAAGAATGGGATTGATGACCGTTTGTCATAATGTCGCCGGTGCTTGGCTCCGGGTTATTCTCGACCTGCCAGCCACCAACCAAACGACCTTCAATAAACACGATCGGATTGACCACCATCGGCACCAGGCGCAATAGCCGTTGCGCGAAACCGGCATCCTGTGACGGTACCATTACCTTCGCATTCAGATGATCAGATATGCTATCCGCGTCCTCTACCTGCGTGTCTGGTGGCGTCCAGTAGCGCTCGCTACCGCGCTCCCATACCGTAACACCATTGGTATTAATGGGCGTGAAGCCGGTAAGGGTAAACAAGGCTAGGTCGATACTTCTCTGGTCGATTTCGTTGCCATCGAGGGTGAAGACACTCACCCCCTTGCCGATGATGTATTCCATGTTATTTACCAGCCTTTGCGGTTACATCCCCTTTGGGCTGGCTGGTGTTTTTTACTGATTTTGGCGCATCAAAGCTGTCTACTTCTTCCAGCTCCAGGCAGACAATTTTTTCCAGCATGGCACGGGCGACAATCATCCCCGGCTTAGGCTCAAATGATTTACCGCCATCGTCGATCACCATTCGCAGAGTCAATTCTGAATGGTCGCCAGGCTCCACCAGCGCTACGCATTCGGCAAGTCTGGCATGGTTAGCCCTTGCTATATCAGGTGCAGAGTAAACCTTCAGAACGTGGCCTTCAGGGACGTTAAACGCCAGCCCTGTTTTCAGCCAGTACGCCTTTGCGTGATTACCGGCATTGCGGATGACGGCCTCAAAGCGAATATCTGTAGCCTCAATAGGGAAAGTAGAGCCACCAGCCAGCATTGGCACCGTTGCGCCTTCATCAATCTTGCAAATCTGTAATTTACTCATGGATATTTTCCTGTGTTTTAAATTTGTAGTACCGGCATGCTGCCGGGAGTGGTTTGTCTTGATAGGACTCAATCAGTCCCAGCTTTTTCAGCCTTGCGGCGGATCTCAGAAATATTGTTCGTGACACGCCGTGTACCCGCAGCATGTCGCTTGCCGTGATGACACCTCTTGACTGTATGAGCCGTAGAATCTGTAAATCCACGCGATAAAGGCGGTACGGCTTCATGCCAATAATTCTGGCGGGAGTAACTGCGAGCCGGTACCGGCATCCGCTCCGGGCCAGCGTCTTGTTTTCAAGAAAGTCGCGTAGCGTTTTGCGAATGTGATCGGTGCTGACGCCAGGCAGAAGGGCGGTAAAATCCCGTCGGGAAAGCGTCAGGCCGCGCTTTTCACCGCAATAGATCGCAATAATGGCGGCGGCAACGTCCGGGTATGGAGAAGAAAAGATCTGTAATTGTGGGAAGGCGTTGTTCAATTTGCTATCCTGTCAGTGGCTTTTTCAAAGGCTAAATCGCAATGAAGAAGGGGGGCTGTAATGGCCCCCTTTTTTCTGTCTATCACCCTTGTTCCCATCGTTCCCCAGTGTCAGCGCACACCATTCCATGACAGACGCGTCCCTGGTCCTCTCTGTACGCCATTCCTCCGTAGCGCTGGCGCTGATTGAAGAACTTTCTACCGGCAAGGTAGGCGTAAGGGCTGGTGGAGTCCTCCGCGTCATCAGGATTACCGGCCTCGGCGTCTAATATCCCGCGCTGGAACTCGTCAAGAACGTCACGCCGGTCGTCGAACCGGATCACCTCGCCATGCTCCTGGTCGCGGCAAAACTCGATCACCCCGTTCTTAACCAAGGTTGCTAATGTCTTGGGGTGCTGGAAAATGTCAGGACCGAAGTAATATCCACTGTATGAATCCACATAAGACCCATTGCTGAAGTTGCCGACTGGATCATTTATGTCATGGGCGCTTGCGACGGCGACGAACAGGCGCACAACGTTTGACGATACGGACATACACATCTCTTACGCTGGTTTGTGGCGGCTGGAATATTCCAGTCGGATTGGCCCGGAAAACACGTTATTGATGCGGTCAACTAATGGTTGGTGCTCGTTCTGGTAGTAAACCAGCAACTTGCGCGCTGCCGTTTCTGTCACTCGCTGTACGTACTGACAAGCGGCGTTACGGTCCGGGTACTCTTTTTCAAGCGTCAGGAGGGGGGTTACTTCGGATTGAGTGGCTATGCCAAAAACTACCACGGCACGACCATGTTTGATGCCTGCAGTAAAACTAAGCTTGCAATGGTCAATGACAAAGTGCCTGTGAAGCAGGACAAGATCCGACATAACACCTCCTTTGGCGCGTGTCCGATTTTGTCCTAATAATAGTCACGTTACAACAAATTAAAGCCTTAGAATGATGCGTATCTACCTTTCCATTATGTCACTCATGGCGCTGTTTTCGTTCTTCAGGCGTCGTAAATAGCGCATTACTGTCTCCGGTTTTGACCATGTTCCTTCGTGCATTATCTGCGCCATACTCACTCCGCGCTCAGCCATATCTTGTGCAGCTCCGACTCGGGCGCTATGTCCAGACCACATTTCATACCTTCCTTTGTTGGTGGTTTGTGATGGTCTGCCCAGCAGCCGCCAGGTATCTTGGAATATTTTTTCCAGTGAAGGTGTCGTCATCGGTGTTTCGGATATCTGTACCCGATCATTTTTAAATACACGACAAAACACAACCGCGTCGGGATGGCTGATCAGCTCTGAAGTATTTAGCCATTTTTTCAACATATTACTGGCTGGAACACTCAGATGTTTGATGACGCCTGCGGCGGTCACGACTGTTTTCGTGTGAGAAATATCCATGATTATCCGCTCATCGTTAACGGATAAGTCTTTTACCCGGATTCGGGCGATCTCCTGTATTCGAAGAAGGGAGTTATAGGCTACGTACAGAAAAGCGAGGTTGCGCAAATCGGCAAGCCGGTCGGACTGGGACAAAATATGGCTGGCTAACTGCAGGTCGGCGAGCCGGAACGGGACGGCCTGCCCGGTCTTTTCTCCGCCAAGAACGGACTGGCGGCGAATTTTCTTCATCGCCAGCTGCACTTCTGTACAGTTTTTCAGATCAGGAAGCCCACAAATTCGGGCCAACATGTTAAGCATCGCAAAATGATTGGTGATGCTGGTGGATGCAACACCGGCTTCATGTAGTTCCAGAAAATAAGCTCTGGCGCAATCGGGCATAATCGGCAGCGGTGCGATCTGATTTTTCTGGCACCACACAGCCCACGCCCGGACAACCGATGTTAGTTTTTTGAACGTATTTTCAGAATATGCCTCTTTATCCGCCATGAATTTGCGTAGATTCTGTGCAACTTCCTCTGGAGTGATCCCCGTAAGCTCGGGAAAACTCGAATTCATGTTGATAATATTCGGATAGTTCAAGTTATGACCTCCTTGATAACGCGAGAACCGTGTAAAACGTCCTCATTCAAAATACATACTTTCTAAGAAACGACGTGCTACGTAAAAAATAAGGCCACCAGCAACGCCAATGGTCCCAATCTTTCACAGGCCTCTAAAATGATCACCAAGATAACCCGTTGAGCTGATCATAGCACGTAACTTTATATAACCCCCATTATCTATAGTTATTTTTTTGCCTATTTTGGTTGAAACGTGAGTGAGCTTAGAATCAAAAGTATATATAAAGGGAAAGGTTTGCTTTAGTATGTACTCATGACAGGCCACATGAATGAGCTAACTCAGGATGAGGGCGATGGGATTCAGGTCGGTCATTGTGTTACCTGGTCGTCGTTACCTCAGATTGGTGATCATTTTGCGTGATCACCTGCCAGACGACGTGACGCATAAGGTGCTGGAAGCATGGCTTTATTGAGATCGCTGTCTTTCTAAGGCTTTATCGTGTTCGTTGATTACTTTCAATGTGGGTAGCAAGTGGGTAAGAACGTGTTAGTACAACCAAAAGGACAATCACACAATGCCAGCGTTTAATGACGTGATGTTTGAGCAGCAGTACAAGTTGTTTTTGCAGACCAAAAAAGACTGGATGCAACTGGTTGATTCACTCGCCATCTGTCACAGCAGAAATGCCAAAGACGAGAAGATTCGTCCTATCGCATTTTCAAACGATGAGGCTATTTTTAATAAAGCTGTTGATTTACAAATTCGGTGGAAAAAGTTTGCTGAACTTGCTACTGAGATGAAGAAAAACAAAAGCATAGCCATATCGACAGCTATATATTCACCGGTTCCAATGTTAATAATTGAACCAGTGTCCGTAGCTATTGGTTTTTTTAATGCTGCAACAACATGCACTCATACACGCGAGGATTTGCTTAATAGATATGAAAAGCAAATAAAGAAACTTAGAAAGTTTCCTCATACAAATGAAGCCGTTAAAGCGCTCACTGAGGAAATGGAAACATTTGAAGCATACCCCGAAGGACACAAGTTCCGATACCGTGTCAGTGGGTATCAGGATACTGTCTTAGATGTTGTTTTTAAAGGTGAAAATGAGAGTACGCGCGCACGTTGCGGGACTCATGGCGTCATGATTTATCACCCGCAATGGACAAAGGACGACATTAAAATATCAACTGAGCCTAAAACAGAATATTTCAATAAGTATAGTCTTATAAAACCATTGAAGTGCTCAATATTTACGGTTGGGGATATTTACGGCATTGACCAAATAGAGATTGCAGAGGCCAAAGCTGCGCAAAAAACTATCGTTGAGCAATCAATTTTAAGCCGTATTACCCACTTTGAAAGACGGGCTAAAACTAAGCTGGCAAAGGCAAAAACAGAGGCTGAAATAGAAAAAGCTAACCGCTCAATAGAGGCGGGTAGGCGTAAGCTTGAATTGCTTACAGAAGAGGACCGTAAATTACTTGAAAGGAAGTTTGCGACCGACAATAACAATATTCTTACTATCTCAGAGCTGCGTTCTATGTTTGGAGATACACGCAGCCGTCGCGGTAAGAATTTTAACATCCTGACTAAGAAAGATTGAAAGTGGCAGGGGGCCACCAGCCCCCAGCCATTAAATCACATCGTCATATTTCGACAGTTCTGCCAGTGCATCTGCGCGGGTTTCTTCCATGTCTCCACCCAGGTCATCATTTGCAGGGCGATACGATATAAGCGTTGAAAAACAGTACGTATCCCAACGGTCTGGCGACTTGATATTCATCTTCTGCCGCATGTAATCCTTTTTCATCATCGCCACACGCCCATCTTCGTTTATCTTCCAAGGTATCTTTGAAGCCTGTTCTGCTGTCTTTGGCGATGAGTCCAGCCTCATACGTCCCGTCTGTATGGCGTCACGAGCTGCGATGTTGGCATAGGCTCTCTGGCTTACGAATCGGTCCTTATCTGTTTTGGCGAACATAGGTTTACCCCAGCGGATACGGACAACGTTAACCCCCCTGCGCTCCAGCTGATCGGCAGTAGCTGAGCCTACGCCGTCACTATCCACGCCTATAGTGATATTGGGGAACCGCTCCTGAGTACATTCGTTCGCAATAAAGTCACCGAACTCTGTAGGGTTCATGGTACCCGGCATTTCAAGCACAACGAACGGAACGAACCGACGTTTCTCACGATAGCCGCTTACCTTCATAATGTTCAGGACGGATTTGTCACGACCGTTCCCAACGTCAGCCAGCGCCACCCAGCCCCAGTTTTTCTCAAGGTACACTTTACGACGCTGGGCGCGCTCACAGGCATCGCGGCCCAACAGGAAGCCATCAATCACGGACGGGAACTGGCCCAGTACCTTGATTTTGTATTCCATGCTGTCACGACCGCCATATTCCGCCAGCTTCATGACAATAAAGTCGTCTGTTACAAACGGTGATTCCTCAGAGTTGAGGACAATCGACGTCCAGATCCCTTTAGGGTTATGTTCAGTCTTCGCCAGGCTGTGGTGAGAGTCGTAGAAGTAACCAGACGGGCGCGTTGGCTGGGACAGCATAAGCATGCGGTTATCAGCTTCCGTCAGCGCACCGGTCAGGATGCCGATCGCCTTATCAGAGATACCGGACGCCTCATCCAAGATGATCAGTAAGTGTTTGGAGTGTTCCCCTGCCAGCCCTTCCTCATTACCCAGACGATAGCCTTTACAGAGAACTTCCCACACCCCTTTCCGGCTTCTCTCATAAAACATGGTGTCGGTTAAAACAAAGTGGTTCTGCAGCCACGGATGACGTTTTACGGCGTTGGCCCAAAAGGTTTTCACGTACTTGAATACGCCGGATTTTACCTGCGCAATCTTGTTCGCGATGATGACGACGCGCGCATCCGGGTACAGGATCATGTAAATCATCAGCATCATGGCTGTCAGGGATGACTTACCAGTACCATGCCCCGAAGTAACGGTTGTCATGCTCTTTATCTGCTGGACAGACTGCAGTATTTCATCCTGCTGCCAGCTCGGTTGCATTCCGAACAATTCAACGACCGCTAACCCCCAGTCATGGCGATAGCGGATAGCCATTTCACGCCAGCGCGGATCAGAGGTTACACATTTAATTTTCTTCTTCCCGGATGCCATTATTCGTCCTCATCCGGGGGCGCTATCGCGATCTCATCGCCTTCGCCGTATAACTCGCGGGTCGCTTCGTAATCGAGATCTAAGCCCTCTTCATCCGGGTCTAGCTCCCCTTCGCGCCTGATACCGTCATGGTTCGTATCGCCATACCCGCCCTCGTCTACAATCCTGGCGATAGTTTCCCGGCGCTCTTTCAGGAAGGCTTCTTTACCGGCCTGCGCTTCACGATATTTACGGGCCTCTTCTTCCAGTTGGTCATCATCTACAGCGTTGACGTCACTAACTGGCGGTTCTGCTTCCTTGATCTCCTTAGCCAGCCTCAAGGCGATTGAATCCGGCAGTTTTACCCCATGACGCTCGATGTACTCAGCGGTTTCTGCTATATCCCAGTCGTTTTCATCACGCAGCTGGTAGGCGGTGGCAATAACCTGTGCTTCGGTCGCTTTTGCGCCCAGCTTTTCACGGTCAATCTTGAGCTTTTCTCGTGAGGAACGGATAGAACTGATACGGGTAGCGTGGTCATCCATCCTGTAGCCGACTTCAATCAGGAGTTTTGTCAGCTTTAACAGCGGGTGTGGCCCGGACGGAGCATCGTCATCACCATCCTTGTCACCCTTTTCTCGTGGGATATTCATATTGGCTATTTCAGTTTCGAATAGCTCTACTGCCCTGGCTGTGGTTCGCGACAACAGCTGCATATGCTCGACAGCTGTTTTAACTGTGGATGCCTCGCATTCTTCCAGGCCAGCTTCCAACAATGAGACAGCAGCATCACGATCAACCTCGCGTGGCTTTCCTCTGGTATTCGCGACAACATTCACCTCGTTGCCGGTTTCGAATTGCTTACCCTTACCTCGTTGTTTCGGTACATGTGGGATCACTTCCCCCTCATGCACTGGTTTGATCATTTTGGCGCGTGTGCCTTTGGAATTATTTTTTTTATTTTTCGTGCCTGCGCGTGTTTCGCCGGGTTCACCCTGCCCGGTAATTTCCTCTAAGGCACTGCTATGCTTGAGTTTTCTCCCCTTTCTCCTGATGGTTAGATCATCATCCTGATCACGCGACGGGACCGTGGGTGCCTGCCCCTCATCACCCACCTTTTTACTCAGTTCGCGGCGTGCGGTATTCGGGTTTAAGGAATGGTATTCGGCATACTCCTTGTAAGTCACACCTGACTCAAGTTTATGTTTTTTATAATTTTCCCTGTGCCAATCCCAGTCAATCTTTGCCATTACGCCTACCGCCCAAAACCACTCTGCCGCGAGGATAGGCGGTCTGGTTTTTAGAGTGATCACGCAAATGATCACTTTTTTTGATCACTCATTTGATCATGTAGGTTTCTCCCTGCTTACTGATCATTTTATGTCCTTTTAATAAGGACATTTATTGCCCATATGATTGCTAAATAGTTCCTTTAATATGGACTTTTTGAGGCTTTATGGTACATTCCAGTTGCGATTTATTACTTTGAAATTAGCTAATAGGAATTTGGATATGAGTAAGAAAAACTACGTTTTTGTTGCAGTGGATGCAGGCTCCGGTAATGTGGCCCTGACCTTTGAACGCGATGGCAAGATGGAGACTTATGTAACGCCGTCCCTGGTTCGCTCAGGTAGCCAGCAAACGTTAGCCAGTGAAACATCATCCTCATGGTTAACCACCGATAACGGTCGTGAGCGCAGCTATGTAGTCGTTAATAAAGGGACTGACCTGGTTGATACCTGCGACCCTGATTATCAGGTAAGCGCAGCACACCGCGTATTAGTTAATGAAGCTCTTGTTCGTGCAGGCCTTGACGGTGCTGACGTGATACTTGCGGAAACACTGCCGGTGAACCAGTTCTACTCTGACATTGGCAAGATCGATCGTGTCCGTACCAAGGCGAAAGCTGACAACCTTTTGATACCCGTTCGCAATTACAATGCCGACATTCAACCTCCCCGTATTGCACACGTTGAGGTATTTCCTGAAGCTGTTCCTGCCGTTATTTCTGCTCAGGCTGACTTTTCTGAATTGCTGCAGGCAGAAAGCATTCTGGTTGTTGATTTAGGGCGCTTCACATGTGATATGGCTGTGGTGGATAAAGATCTGCAGGTTATTAGCCGTCGAACGACTGAGAACGGCATTCATCGTATGATTGAACGCGTTTATGCTCTACTGCAGGAGTTTGAGGCCACCAGCGGGAAAAACATTAACGCCAAGAGCCTTAACATCGAGAGCATTGATACGATAATTCGTCAGGGGTTCATTGGTTCGCGCCTGGAATCAGCTCGCAGCAAGCGAATTGATGTATCTGGCGTTATCAGTCAGGCCGCCAGCGAACTGGCTGAGATTATCCGTGCTGATATTCGCAAGGTTCACAGAAACATGCTGGATATTGATGCACTATTGCTGGTAGGTGGTGGTGCAAACTATATTGGTGGTCGTCTACATGGCATGCCTGATTACACTGCCGATTGGCATGATTTGGTATTCATCCCTGAATACCCGGAAACAAGTATTGTACGCGGCGTTTACTTCGCACTTGACCCAGTGCGTGACGAGATACTGGCTGAACTTAGCGAGCGGAATTAATGACAAAACAAACCATCAAGATTACCGGGCTGGCTGAGTACAGCCCCTTAACTGACGCGCTGGCACACGAATACAATGGCCTGCAGAGTAACGCCGCTAAACGTCGGCTAATGCTGGATTGTCTGCGTTACGGTTATGCACTGGAGAAAATGGGGCTGGGCGCTCTGGTTGCACTAATGGAACGTCAGGATCTGATGGCATTGCCGGAAAACGAACGCGCTGAGCGCTTTATCAGCATGGCTATGTCATTGATGGGAATGGTTGCGGCAGACCACCAGCCAAAGAAACAAAACAGCCGAGTTGCCCCAGTTGAGTCTGAGGCTTTGGTACCGGGCAAGGCGTCTGAGCCAGCCCCACTACCGAATGATGCTGCGCCTGTTAAACCAGTGGAAAGCAGCACACCGGGAACTAAGCCCTATCAGGTGGAGAGTGAACGTGCGCCACGCGCAATCGCAAGGCTTAGCCGCCCTTCAGACGATAGTAATACCTGATGCGATCCGCTCACGACAAATGCTGTTAAATAAATTAAAGGCCAGCCGGGAAACCTCCTGGCTTTTTTTATTCTCTATTTCCTGATCCTTTTTACTCCCGCTATGAAACGGCAAATCGTCGTAGCATACATGCCTGTTACCTCTGATCTTGAATAGATAGCCTGAAACCGAAGTAAGCAGATACATGCGAGGATACGCGCCGGGGAAAGAGAAGCAGCTGGCAGACGGTGATTTCATGAAGGTGCGCACGATGTTCGTGACTGATGTATGCCCGTTCTCAAGATCGGGATAGGCTTCGGTGAGTGCCGCCATGATTTCAGAAATCGTCATGTAACGACCGCACTTCAGCATAACTGCAGCAACTTCGACACTGGTTATACGTTCAGACATTCCATTTCCTCCGCTTAACATTACCCATAATTCTAAGGAAAATATAAGTATAGGTAATCACGTCACCTCAAATTTTGAGCGCGCCTGATACGTTTTGGAGAAAAAAGAATAAAAAAAAGGGCTGATTAAAAGGTCAGCCCTGCATGCAAAAGGAATTAGTTAAATGTCGTAATGTCGCGCTCGTACTTTACGTACTGCTCCAATCTTTATCAATGTAATTCTAAGGTTTTAATTTATTTTCTCTTACTTTTTGCTGGTTTAGCGCTGCTGATCACATTCGATTTGTATGCCTCAATGTCGCAATTCTCGCGCGACCAGCGAATAGCCCAGCTATTTATCGCGTTAGTGATTTCCGTCGCTGTCTGTTCTCCAATCCCCTTAATATCCACCAGCTCAAACGGTAGTACGGACGCTATGGCCTGCACGTTCTTAAATCCAGCACCTTTCAGGATTGAGAGCACCTTTGCCGGTAATGTCAGTTCGTCAATGCCAGCTGCGATGGCATCCAGTGCGCGCTTGTGGATTTTCGGGAAGTCCATTTCTAACCGGACCATGATCCGCTGATGTAATTCTTCGTCTATCGCAGAATCCCAAGCATTTTTAAATACGCTCAGACGTTCGTAGATAGGGTTTCCCCACACACCAGGCACCACGTCCATCGCAACCATCATGGCTGTACGGATCTGGAAATGAAAATCAGCCAGTTCAATAACATGCCCCTTTATGTAGCTATTGCGCGCCAAAAGGCCAAAGTGGAAGTTGTAGATATACAGGTTAAGCTCAGTCCCTTGCTCAGTAACAACTGTATGCAGCTTCACTTGTTCGCGACCGTCGTGAAAATCCACCCGCTTTTTCAGGTTCTCATGCAAAGCATGAAGCCGGTCCATATCCTGACGCTTGGTGATCAGGCTAGAACGGGCTGCAGCAACTTCCTTGTCGGCAATATTCAGCTTACTCTGCATGGTTTGAAGTCTCTTATTTGTTTCTTTGCGCTCTGCTCGCAACCTGGAGACTTGCTTTGTCAGATCGTCACGCTCACGGAGAATGGATTCTGGATGTAAGCGCTTATAGGTATCAAAGGACGCTTTCAATGAATTGTAGGCCAGCTGCATCGTTGTTAATTCCTGTGCTGATGACTCAATCTGGCTCTTTAAATTAATAATTGCGTTTTCCAGCTCAAGCGCCTTCATTTTGGCGTCATGACGTAACCCCTCCAGCTCGTCTTCTTTAGCCAGCGCCTCTTCCTGTACCTCTACTTTGTACAGGTTCATCCCCAGTAGCTGGTTTTTCGTTGCCTCAAGCTGTTCAATAAGGGCGTTACAGTCGTTGGTTTCATCATCCAGACGCGTGTTAACGTCACTCTGCAACTGCTCGATCATGCTGATGCTGGTTTCCAACGCGCGCCGGTCGAGGTCGTCGCCGCTGATACGGCGTAATGTCAGATTCAGCTGGTTATAGACGCCGACAAAGGACAGGTGAAGTACCTCATCGGTGATGCGGGTAGGAGTGGTGAGTTGTTCTGCGGCATTAGACATTATATTCAAATATTCCTTGTTAGATTTTATGGTATTAACAAGGCAAATAATAATCTGTAATTTCCTAATAGTCTATTAATAACGAACACAAAAAAGGGCCGCACTGCAGCCCTTAATGCGCTTATCGCTGTTGTAATAGCACCAGTGCCAATACCAGGAACGGTACAAACCATGCCGCGACGTTTAGCCACCGACGCCATACCTTCGATTTCCCCAGCCCATGGAAGTATTCATGCTCTGTCATGAGGCCAAGATAGCTAACTGATATCAGTCCGGTCGAATCGTCCATGTCCAACGACTGTTTGGCTAAACTGATATCAGGTATGGTCACAGTATTATGATCCAATGCGAGCACCGCGCTCCTGAAATGCCCCTTTTCTCCGACAAATGACAGGTTGTAGTAGTGTTTACGCATGACACATCCAGTTATCAGCAAGTAGGTCATCTAAAGATGGTTCAAAAGGAGCCATCCCCCCATTCATATCATTGACTACAAACATTCCCCCTTCCCCAGCTTCACTTGGCTCAAACGTTACAAAATCGGCAGATCCTTCCCGTTGGCCTATCATTTCGGGGTTATTTTCGAGTGTGTTGTATACGTCATTAATGTCCATGTAACCCCGATCCTCTACCATGCTATGTAATAAACACCGCTGGCAACAAGCCACCAGCACAACTTCTGACTTCACTATCATCGCCTTACGTTTAAGCCGCCGCCCTCCAGTAGCTGTTATTTTGGTGCTCTGGCATCGACTCACCGGCAGCAAGCTGTGAGTAAGCCACCAACTCTGCAACGGCTTCATCCGGTGTAAATGCCAGGATGCAGTAGTAGCCTTGATCTGTCAGCAAATTGAGCCATTCAATCTGCTCTTTGGTTGGCTTTTTCTTCCCATGTTTAAGCTCTACTCGCATCCCATGATAAATACCGGCTGGCTTATCAAGAGACATATCTGGATAGCCTTTTTTCTGTCCTTCAGCTGGCATTTGCGCCGCGCTTTTTTTGGTGCGATATCCGCCGTTCGGGGTCGCGTGAAGAAGTGAGTAGAGATCGGGGTGTTTCCGTTCTATGCGATCAAAAATCTGTACTTGGTCGTAGTGTTCCTGGTTGCCTTTAAGCAGTTCTGGTTTTTTTATCAGGGCCGCGAGTGCCGCTGCATGAACTGAAACCTTAACGACTGTTTTTAACCAGTCTGAGTTAGAAGAGGCGGCGCGAACTGGACGCTTCTTTTTGTATCCTTCAAGCCATTCCGATGAAAATCGCATACCCTTTCCATGAAGCTTAATGAAGTATCACACCCCGAAAGATATCAATCTATCTAAGAGATAATGAATGATTACATTTATTCTCACGGCGTTTCAAAAAAAACACAATAGCAACAGCCAAGCTTATGGCTGTTAGCTATGTAAACGCCGAATAGAATACAAAACCCGATGATATTATTCGGTTTTTGTGTGGGCTTAGGTGAGGTTGTTCAACGGATCGCGAATTGGTAGATAAGACTCAGAATCCAAGCCGCGCCGAAGGTTGAAAGAAGCAGAGATCCCCATACGATGAGGGTCTTTTCCAGAGAGGAAACATCGTTTTTTTTCGCAGAAAGCTGAGGATGGTTTACAAAATCGCGTTGCGCGTATGTTTTCATGATATAGTCCTGTTGTTCTCTGTAGGCCTAAGTTTGACGGCGAAAACCTACAGGTGAATGTGAGGCCCGGCATAGCCGGGCCTTTCTTTTGCTCCATTAAAATCTAAGGCTTTAATATATTTAAAGCAAGGTATTTTTCTGTTAGAAAACTTCAGATTGAAAAACTAAGAAGTGTTTCCCGTGCGTTCGCGAGCGCAAGATCCCACTCATCCCGCGTCAACTCTCGCACCAGACGTACCCGCTCATTGCTTCCTGGGCGCATTACCCACGTCCAGTTTTTTTCCTGCTGATTATCAATCGTCAACTCGAAAACCCCCTGTGACCGTGCAAATCGCAAGCAACAACCCATAGCTGCAGCCTTTTCCCGCAACTGGTCCGAGGTGTAAAACCGGCGCTCAGTTTGGGGTCTGACTTTTGACATGTATGCTCCTTTATCTGGTCAGTTTGAATTTTTCGATGGACTCGTCGTAGCTGGTGTATTGGTATGGCTCAGTATCATCCGCCGACGGCATAACACTGAGAAAATGAACAGCACTGTGAATATTACCAGACTCCAGTACTTCGTCAGCACAAAGGTGCGCAGCCACCAGCGTCAGAGCGGGGCGGCTCATGGCGTAAATCGCCGCCACATCCCCATCAACGATTTGCCCAAAGTCAGTATGACCATCTTTCAATAGCAAGACCTTGAGCGAGGGCCACCATGGGCCGAACGATCGGTATGTTTTAACATCTGCTTTCAGGCGCTCAACCAGCCCCTTCAGATATGTTGCGGTAAACTCTTCTTCGCTGCGGCCTGACAGCGCATGCTCCTGCAATACTGACTCTATGTACTCTTCTGTCGGCTTAATGGTGTCGATTAATGTCGTCATTTCTTTTTGGCCCAGTCACCTGGGCCTCTCCATAAAAATTAAATGATGGCCTGTATGCTGGCTTGGATTTCGGCTTTGTCGTACCGGCTTGAGACTACCCATGCTGGCTGGGTAAACTCGTTACCTTCAACCGGATCGTCTTCAAAGTTCCAGAACGTCGCACCGTATTTCTCTTTTAGCATTTCCCGCACGGATTTTTTCTTGAGCGTGGCCCGTCCCGACGTATCACACAGAACGTGCGCGCCACCAGCCGGATAGCTGAGTTTGAACGTTCTACGACGCCAGACGCGCTTTCCTTCCAGATTTAAAGAGTTTTGTTGAATGCTGTAACCGAAGTCTTTCTCGTCCGTTTGCTCTTGGGTAAACTCAATTGCTTCCGCCTGTTTTGCCTCCCGCTCCTGCTTTTCGGCTTCGATCTCTTCAACGGTTTTTTCTCCTGCCATCATAGAGAGATAGCCCTCCCATGATGAAGCAAATTGCTCAAATTGCCCGGATTTAATCTCCTGTAATTTATATTTAATTCCTTCAATGTGGCGGCGTACCACATCAACGTTAAGGAAATCCTCTACCGATATACGGCTTTCGGAGTACGCCCCCACCAGCACCCCAGCCATAAGGTAATCAGCGAGGGATGACGTCAGAAGTGAATCATGGCTATTCACCTGTTTAATTAAGTCGGCTACGGATGAGTCAGCCAGATCACGGATTACTTTCAGCGACCGCGCACCACTCAGGCGAGAGAATTGCTCATACAGTTTTTGCGCTAACTTTGCATTGCCCTCTTTCATGACCTGCAGCTTTGCCACCAGGCGCTCATCACGCAGTTGAAGGAACATGTTTTGCAGCTGACTCTTATTTGAGAATTTCTCATGTAGCTGAGATAGGGATGACGTTGAAACTCGGTGTTTCCACATAGCCCTGACAGACTCATGGTTGCCGTTAAACTGGGCGCGAATGTCGCTATCAGACGCTCCAGCCAGTGAATCGTTGTACATGGCCTCAGCCTTAGCGATTGATTCATTGAGCACCGGCAATACATCCTCTACGGTCCCCTGCTCGCCAAAGGCCTCCAGCTCAGCGGTGTAGTTTTCACCAAACACGGCAATGAAAAAGAGCCTTGCTGAATACATATTCGAACCGCTGCGGCTATATGCAAACAGCGCACGTTTTAGGCCATCATCACTACTGTCCGGGTAAACATAAGACGTTGGCGCGATATCATCCGGCAACGCTCCACGCAAGATATAGACCAGCTCAAGCTTGCCGTCATTGTATGCCATCCAGTAATCGTCCCTCACGCGTAAGACGTTCTCCGTCACTGCATCGTAAAACTGCGCGCGGGTAAGGATGCTGGCAACCTTGTCTGGTGTAAGGCCTTCAGCAGCCCGACGTCTTGCCTCTACCGTATCCAGTGAAACATCAACCTGGTTGATAATATCGCTCACCGGCATTTCTCTCTTCGATCCGATGCGATACGTAGAGTACGGATAAACTGAGGTGTAAGTGATTTCAGTTTCTACCGTCTGTTTTTCCGGTAACAGTCGAGTAATGCGCACAATCACTTGCTGTGAGGTATCAGTATTGATGGTGTAATAAGCGTCGGTTTTTAACACTCGACCGCTATTCGTTTTCATGTAGTTTGACGGATTCAGCAACACATCCGGGTCAATGTCGATCACACCAGCAGCAATACTACGCTCCAGATCACCTTTGGCGCGCTTCAACATCGTGGCGGCGTTTTTATTGCGCGTCAGGGTATTACGAGCTGTTTTAACCTGGCCTTTCAGATCGGTTAGTTTCTCAATCTGATATTTCAGCATGGTCCGGGCATTGCGTCGTGACGAACCGTGATAAACATCAGCGCTTTTCTTACCGTGTTTCTCCGCCCAGCTGTTATATTCGGATTCCTCCTTCGTAACTTCGTTGCGCGCCTCTTCTACCGCTTCCTCCTGGGTGCTGAGCTGTGCGGTCAGGTCGTTGAGATTGTCAGCCAGCGCGGTCGGATCTTCGTTTGCCGCAATGGACGAACGCAGGTATACATCCAGCGCTACCTCAGCTTCTTTTTCGGCTTTACGGCGTTCCGCTTCGCGTCGAGCTGCAAGCTGCGCTTCAAGACGCGCTTTACGCTCATCCTGGTTCGCCGCCAGCAGCAGCTGAATATCGTCATTTTCGTCCATGTCGCCGTTCTTGAGCGTTGAGGCATCAGACGTCATGATTTCGCCGATCCAATTACCCTTGCGTTTCAGCGTACCTAACCGGAACTCGTCAAATGAACCTATGCCACAGTAGTAATGGACGTTAACGCTATCCTGTGATGAACCTACGCGCGCGCCGCGCCCGTTACGCTGGTTGATACTGGCAGGGGTCCACGGTAGCGTCAGGTGATGAATGTCCGTGGTACCTTTGTGAAGGTTAATCCCTACTTCCGCCTTTTTGTTGCAGATGACGATCGGCGTTCGCCCTTCGTTATAATCAGCGGCGATCCCTTCCATGCCGGTGAGCGACATATCATTCAGCGCGGAAATGTAGTCCTCATATTTTGCCAGCTCGCTGTAATACTTCTCCCAGGCACCGTCTTTGTATGTACCGTCGGCTTTTTCCGTCGGTTCGACCGGCTTTTTAACCTTTTTCAGCTTCACGCCGGTGGCTTGCTGTACGCTGGTGGCATTGATGATCCCGATCTGACTCTCATCCATACCCAGCGCATGCGACAAAATACGGCGTAGCTTACCGTGCTGGCTTTTCTCATCCATGAAGATGATTTGCTTACCGTTAACCAGTCCGGCTTTAAGGTTGGCAATCAGAGCGGCATATTTCGGCGGGATCGGGTGTGTGACCGTCTTCATGTCGATCCCTTCCTTCGCGATGGCCTGAAGCACTGCAGCTTCCAGGTCTACGCTAACCACCAGCTCGACCGCATCCCCACGGGTACCAACTTTGGTTTCGACCACCTTACTGGATAATGTACTCACCAGGCCCGTGTCAGACTCATCGTCATCCGCCTCTACCCCACCAGCTGCAGCGGGAAGACCGGCGGCAATAGCCATAACCTTTTCGCGTTGGTCTTCGGGAAAGATAAACGTCATTGACGACCGATATAAATCAGGGTCAATGACCAGCTTATCCATGTCGCGGATCACCGAGAAAATAAAGTCATCGTTATTGTTCGGCGTGATGGAAATCGTGCCATCCTCATTGCGTTCAATGACGTCTTTCTGTCCGATCTTCGCCGCGCGCTGGCGCAATTCCTCGTAGATATCGACCTGCTCTTGCGTTAGCGGCACGTCTACGTTGATTTCGTTCAGGTCGGGGATTTTGACGCTTTCCTTGACGTCCTGAGCGGTCTTGAGAGTGGTCCAGCGATGGAAAATACCGCGTAAGCCGTCCAGGTTCTTAAAGCCCACCAGCCCCTGCTTATCAACCACCTCGCCGGATATCTTCTGCACCACCACGTTAGCGGTTTCGCCAAATACGCGAACAAAGTCATCAGGGGTTAATATCCCCATGGCTTTCCACTCTTCAACCGGCACGACGTGAGATAGCATGTTGAAGGCATCTAACGGGCTGTTTACCAGTGGGGTAGCTGTTAACAGGGTTACGCCGCGACCGTTGAATTTCTTCATCAGGTAGGCGCTTTTTACAGCCATGTCGCGCGCGATTTGCGAGACTGCAGGATTCGGCAAATAGGCCAGCTGCGCGGTTTCTCGACCAGCAGCCAGTGAATTTCGGTAATTGTGACCTTCATCAGCGATCACATTGTCAAAATTCATGTCCTCAAAGTAAGGAACCTGGTGCTTTTTCGCTGTGCCGGTGTCAGCGGCCTTGTCCTTAATTTTGTTCTTCGCCAGCTCAGCACGATGACTACTTTTCAGAAGATCGGTACGCCCCATATCAATAGCGTTATAGAGCGCCTGTGCCGAGTTCTCTTCTATGGTTTCTTCACGCAGCGGGATCATGCCAAACTGCTCTTTGGTCATAATGACGCTACGGAAATTCGACGCCGGTATGCGGTTCATTCGCTCCAGAATCGTGGCGCTATCGGCATCCTTAATGACATTACGCATTACCGGATTGCCGTCACGATCAGTCATCGGCTCGTTGTTTTCGTTGCGAACCTGGGATGTCTGAATCTCGCCATCTTCCCCACGGACCTCGTCAATGCCGACAAACAACATTTGCGCAAAGACCTCCGGGCTGTAGAAGTCCCGCGCCTCGTGGTACCAGTTGTGGTAGACCGCCTTTGGAACAACAAAAACAGTGCGTTTTGAACGTCCGTGTTGGTAGTTGAATGCTTCAAGGGCAAGCGCCGTCGTCGTTTTACCCAGGCCGGTACCAAAGCCCATAATCCCGCGCCCATCTTCCGAAAGGCGGCGAACCTCAGAGTTCTGATAACTTAATGGGATACGCTTGCCAGACAGTCCTTCCAGGTGAAGTGACTCACTGGAATGTTCGAACGGGATGTAGTTGTTAAAAGCATCGTTGTAGTCGTTCACAACACCCTCAACGTCAGGATGTGATCGCAACCAATCGTTGAAGCTACCTTCCAGCTTGGCTATGCGAGAAAGGTATTCCCCCGCCTTCGGGCCGCGCGGTTTCACGCCGTTAAGGTAGTTCTCCAGCTGGTTGAGGAAACCATCGCTGTTATTGGCCTTTTTAAACTCAGTTACACCGCTATTGCTGGTGACGGTTCGCAGCTGATATCCGGTAAAAATACCGTCTTTACCCTCGTAATCATCCGCCGACACCAGGTAGCCATTCTCAACTTCCAGATCCTTTGTATAGCGGAAGGCGTCATAACCCTGTTCGGCGAGAAATTCTTTAATCAGGCGACGGTCAAGCCAACGGGCGTTGAGGTTGACTTTAATTTTGTCGATTGGGGCCGCTTTTCGACGGGCATTAATCAGCTCCATCTGGCGAACAAAGTTTTGCTTTTCGGGGCCGTCCGGGTACTCATTTACCAGCCCTGCAAGGTGGTTGATTTTGCCGCGTACATTTCCGCTGGTAGCGCGGGACATTGGCAGCATGTTTCCATAGCCATCGAGCGCAATTTCAGGGAACCCAGCAAGATAAGCCAGTAATGCGTCATCACTTTCAGGAAGCTTTGCAGTACAGACATCTCTGAATTGCTCCAGCGTGACGGGAATCAGGTCAATCTGGCTAAATAAATGACTGACAACTTGCTCTGGATTAGCGGTATCCAGTGTTTTCAGTTCAGTCTCATTCATATTACCGGTCAACAAATCCGACAGTTGGCCTTCTCTGGTTACGTTCGCCTGGAAGGTGAGCCAGGCCTTGGCGGTGCTATCGGACAACCCGGATAACCGCAAACCATTAGGTGAACCGTTTCGCGCCACCTCTTCGGCGGTAATCCTTGCCGCGTCCACCAGCAAAGAACCCGCGTCACGCCCCTGGGCGATCATGTCCTGTGCATCGTTAATCGTCAGGCCAATCAAGCCACCACGCATTACCCGTTCACGCTGGCTGGCTTTCTGCTTTAGAGCAAATGAAACAATGCTTTTTTGACGATCGGAAAGAAGGGATGGGTAAACATCCATGACGGCGGCGATCTGGTTAGCGGTCAGCGATAGCAGCCCCTGCAGAGATCGGCATCTCGTTTGTAAATCCCCAAACGTTGCTACACCGAATCTGGCAGCATCAATGGCGGTATGGTTAGTCGTTGTGTCTCGTATCCACTTGTCGCCGTCGAACGTATGCCAGATATCCCCCACCAGCCGCTTGTCACCTTCGACGGCACCCTGATACAAATCCTGTTCAATGGTGAGCATGGACCAGTCAATCCGGCTATCAAAGCGACGTGACAGCGCCTGTTTCATTGCCGCATTGGTAAGTTGGCCATCCTTCTTGACCGTCAGAATATTATTGAATGATGAGCGCTCTGTTTCTCCGTGAACAAAGCGTTTCCCTTCGGGGCTAAGGAACCATTTGCCCTTAATGAATACAGGCCACAGCACATTCGCGCTGGTAAGCATTTTGTCAGTGGCATCATTGACGATCTCCGCAAGGGGTTTCGTGTGCTTACGTAACACCCATACATCGACCACCGTTGATGTTCCGCTCTCGGCAAAGGTACCGGACGGCATACGGTGAGCACCCAAAAACTCCGCTTTACGGGATACGCGGTCGCGCAGCTTCTTATTCGTCCCTCCGCCGTCGGTCATACCGTTCGGTACCACCAGCACAATTAGGCCACCAGGCTTCACCTTGTCGATGGTTCGTAGGATGAAGTAATGCCCGACGTTCGTTTCGTTTTTGTAAGCAGGATCAAGCTCAGCGTAACCAGTTCGGCTTTCGCCAAATGGGACGTTTCCGACTGCATGGTCGTAGGTGTCATCCGGTACTTTAGCCGCTAAAGTCTCAAACGCCCCCAGCTGTACGCTGTCTTCAGGGTGCAGCAGCTGGTTAATACGACCGGAAACTAACGAGATCTCCGCTGCAGTCATAATGGCACCTGCAGGCTTCGTTTCCTGGAAAATACCGGTACCTGCAGACGGCTCAAGAACGTGACCAGACGTTACGCCATAATCAGCCAGAAGATCCCACACACCTTCAGCCATAAATTGCGGCGTGTAGTATTCGTACTGGCTTCCACCATCGGTCAGGCCACCTTCGCCGGTGTAACCCGCAAGAATTTCACGCTGTTCAGCGCTCAGGTTGTTCCCATTAAAATTTTGAGGTAGCTCATTCAGCAATCGCATAGCGTCATTGTTCGCTTGTCGCCTGGCTCGCTGGATACTTACGCCGCTCTCCTTTTCAATGCCGAATTGCACAACCGATCGCACCTTACGCGCGCGAAGTATGGCTGTTATCAACTCACTTAGCGTTGATGCCCCACCAATTGCCTCTGAAAGCTGGTTTGTCATTTTTTAACCTTATGTCCGTAAAACATAGACCCAATAAAATCCACGTAAATCTAAGCGGTCTGTATTTAACAAAGGTACTGGTCAAAACATGGCTAACAGAAAGACGACAAGCTCCGGGCCACTTGCAGCCCTGAAAAAATTGTTCACCGGTGCCGCGCCAACTGCGCCACTGGCACAACTCCCCATCAGCAGTGGTCACAATGTGGTTTCACGGTCGGGGCTGTCATTTCTGACCGGCAACCGGCAAGACGCACCTGGAGAACTGACAACACAGGCGGATCAGATAGGTATCAACCTTGAGCTGCCTCTGGAAAGGTTGTCGCGGTATACAGTGCTGGAGGAAATGGCAAAAAGCGCCACGGTTTCCCAGGCGTTAAATATCCACCTCGCGCAAGCCTTATCTCCCAGTAAACGGACGGGCATGGCGTTCTCCATCGTTGCTAAAGACCCTGGGGATAAAGAAACAGTGGCGCGCTGCAGTGAGCTAATGAATGACCTGGGGGAAATGATTGATACCGGCCTGCCGTCGTGGGGGTTACTCATGGCGATTTTTGGCGTCGGATATATGCGCCCTTACGGTGAGCCAGGTCGCGGGATCGTAAATATCGAATCGTCTTACTACACCCTTCCGTACTTCATTCAGGAATTTAACAAAGGCGGGACTCTCGCGGGATTCTCAGGGGATTACCTTCTTTCACCGGAAACAATGCAGCGCATGCTGGCTGACCCGTGGGAGATCGTGGCAATGAAAAATCCGTTTTGGACGCCATCAGGGAAAATTATTCCGGTCACAACCGGTACGCGTGGATATTCCCTATTAACTGAACAAAGCCAGCACCCTATCACCGAAACGCAGAACTACGGGACCAGCTTTCTGGAAAACTCGTATGAAGCGTTTATGAACCTTTGCGGCGCACTGAATGCACTGAAGGCCACGCGTTACAACGCGGCAAAAATTGACCGGCTGATCGCACTGACGACCGGTACTCTCGATCCGGTAAACGCTGCGAACTACACGCGCACGGTCAGCCAATCCCTGAAGCGTAACAGCGAAGCTATGTCACGCCGTTCTCTGCAGGCGAATACCATGCCGACGGTGCTTAACCATCTGATACCTGTTATGGGGGATGGCAAGAACAACATCACTATTGATACCCAGTACATTCCAGCTGATATCACCGGCATTGAAGACGTCATGTTTCATCTTCGCCAGCTGTGCTCAAGCCTGGGCATAGATTCGACCATGCTCGGCTGGGCAGACCAAATGTCCGGGGGATTAGGTGAAGGAGGTTGGGCGCAAACAGCTATTCAAGCCGCGATCCGTGCTCAATGGCTCCGCCAGGCTGCAACCGATGTAATTTACCGGCTCGCTGATATTCATCTGGCATACAAACACGGTAAAGCCTACCTGTCTAACCAGCGCCCCTACTCCGTCCAGTTCAACTCAATGAACACGGCATTGATGCAGGAAGAAGCAAGAGATCAAGATTCACGCGCCAACTTCATCGCTGTTATCACGCAGATTCTCGACCAGATCCAGCAAAGCCCCAAATTGGCGGGTAGTGAAACGTTTATGCGTTACCTGTTTTGCGACCAACTCAAGATGGATGAGCAGATGCTGCAGTCCATGATCAAAGAGTTCAATGCGACCAAAGACGCAGGAGAACACGACGACATGATGTACGAATCCGCCCCAGGTAGAGGTGATGACAGTAACCCGGAGACATGGAGCCGGGAACAGCTGCTTAACTTCGCCAAATTCGTTATGACACAACAGTAATACGGAGCACACTTTGAAACCACGTACCTATAAAACACTCAAAACAGTTACTGATCGCTTTTCTGTGGTGGACACCATTCGTCGCTACACGCCACAAAATATGCGCAAATATATTCTGAAATCAGTCAATGATACGTTTAATGACCCCCAAGTTCAGGAATGTATCTCACTCGGTCAAATGTACGGCTATTATGGTCATGGACGTCGTGCCATGCATTACGCCAAAACAGGAGATCTAACTCTCCCCGAAGTATCCGTAGTTATGGTGGATGGTAAACCTGTAACGCTGACAAATGTCCCGTCAAACCGCACCCTTTCAGTATCCATTGATGATAATGGCGTGGTTACGCACACACAGGAAATTCTCGATACAGATCCGGGACAAATTGTGACGGGAATGGAGTCGTCGAGAGCAGGAGGCTGGAGTTGGGTTACTGGTGGCGACGATAAACCAGCGCGTTCGGTTGTCACTGGATTTTATGGTTTTGACTATGTGACCACACCAAATTATATCAGCCTGGATAGAACATCATTGATGCTGGAATCTGCCGGAACACGTTCAGAGGTAATGATTGCAGGGTTGATGGAGTCAGGTTTCAGTGCGAACGCGGCAACAGACCTTTGTCATCACTTTGAAGCCTTACGAGAAGATCAGGCCATGTTTGAAGCAGTGCAGCATGCAGGCCATCTTGAAAGCCAGATGTGGATGCTGCAGGGCCAACTGGCAGAAATGCAGGCGCGGGTTAGTGAGCAAAACGCCATGCTGGAAAGCGCCGGTGAGCTGGCGAAAACCCGCCGCCGTATTATGCGGGAAACATTAAACAGCCTACCTGTTTTTATCAGCAAAGAGCAACGCCAGGCGCTGCTTCGTATGGAATCTGAAGAAGATATTCAGGTGCTATCTGCGATGCTGGAGTCAGCTGCAGGAAATATGTCTTCCAGCCTACCAATCGGTGATCGTCCTACCCGCCAGCGCGATCCGGCGAAACAAACCACTACCGCCGGTGATGAGGATGTGCTCTGGTTACGTCCGAATAAATAACTTCGAAGTAACCCCCTCGAACCGCCTTAACTGGCGGTTTTTTATGCCATTGCCGCAATACATTAATAACTTTAATTCTAAGGTGTAAATAAACACAGCATTGTCAAAAACAAGAGATCAGAATAGTATCCAGTACCCGACGATCAGGATCGTAGCGGCTAAAAAGATCGTGCTTTTAGGGAATCTGTGGGTGATATTACCCGCTGAAAGCAAAAAACCACCCTGCCAGGTGGTTCTTGCCGGGGGTTAAACCCCTGAAATTCAATGTGATAAGCCAACAACCAAGCCAAAACAAAAAGAAAACGTTAAAGGAGGCAAATATGAATTAACCCGATCCGCTTTTCCCAGCCCACAAAGATGAAAACGTTCTTTACTGAGCGGAGGCCTTTTGTTGTCTGGTTACTAGACTAGCGTCCAGTTTACTAGCGCCGATCTCGGCACTCAAGTCTTTTTTTTGCTCACCCGTGACCATCTTTGCCCAAATGTTACTCAGTGACAGGAAGCCCCGTGTCTTGAGGTTTTCTAAATCAATATAACTATGGAAAAGAAGCAGAATGGATAACGCAAAGGAACTACGAAATGACATGCCGTCGTCTATCACGAACTGTGTCATTAGCGCTGACCTGCCAGATTTTGAACACTATCACCACCTGGATAATGAAGCTCTTTGGCTCGAAGTACAGAAGAACTACCCAACGGGATACAAACTCAGTCACGCCTTTCTTTTCCTGCCAGCTGCACTTATCAGCCGCACAGGGAAACTGATTGCAGCCAGCATCGCCAACAAAGTAAACCCATCCCACACCGGCGTTTGCTATGCCAGCCGTAAGACTCTCGCGCTCGATGCCGAAGTATCCATAGCCACACTTGACCGCTTCACTGTAGGCGCTACCGGGCGCGCTATTTTTACTTCTGAAATACCCCAAGATAAAATTGGCATTGAAACCGCCAGACGCACACTAACGCGCGGTGCCATGCTGTTTTGCCTTGCGATCGCACTGTTTCGTAAAACCACCAGCAGAGTGAAACAAAAAGTAATGGCCTTCGCTTTGAAAGCCGCGTCAGCTGTGCTTTTCAACAAATCAGGGGGGCGCAAAACGAAACCCGAAAAGGGGGCGCAAAATGCGTCACAAAAGAAGATATTAACCCCTTCTAAAAGCCAGAAAGAAAAGACAAATATTGGGACCGGTGAAAGTTATCCTGTGGATAAGCAAGAAGGAGTGAAAGGCAAAACGCTGCAGCAGTGGAATGAGCGTATTAACAAGACACGGATTCAGGGGCAACTCAATATGGCAGAACGCAATTACCACGAACGACAGTCTGCACTCGGTGCTAACGAGAAACGTTACAAACACATGTTCATCAAGCTGATGGATACCCTGAAAAAATCTATCCACCAGCGTGATGACGGTATATTCCGTACCAGCTTTAAAGACGTGGATTACAGCAAAAAACCGGATGGTTTTCGGTAATCACGCTTCGCTGGTGGACGTCTGCGCATTCTGCAGTGGTAGCTTGTAAGACTCCGGTCCCGGCTCACCGGCAGGCCAGCGATAACTGGTTACACGGCTACGCGGGAATGCACGAATGTTTACAGCATCGCCCTGGTTGCCCCCCAGCACTAACAAATTACGGTTTGCATCCTGACCAACAACAAAGCCGACATGACCGCCACCGTCACGGGTAAACGTCACAATACAACCATATGCCGGATCGTGCAGCGCGGTTCCCCAAGGGGTGTAGCTTTTTGCCGACTCAAATCGAGAAGACTGGATGCCTACACGCTCAAGCATCGCCCCGACAAATGCAGCACACCACGGAGTTTCATCGTCTTTGATGCCACCACGTTTAATGTCCTTCCACATCTGCAGGATCTCGGGGTTATGTTCCGCACCTTTGATTTCACGTAACCCGATGTGTTTACGGGCCTCAACTATCCAACGGGGTTCATTGGGCTGACTCATGCTTTTTTCCTCTGTTAGCAATGAGCCGAAACAGTAACCGCTCTGTACTTTGCAACCGGCAGCACATACGTTATGGGCAAAAAGAAGCCCACACGAAGTGGGCGTTTCTTAGTGGATTGGGCTGACTATATTCGGGATATCGTCATCATTCGGATCGTCATCGCCAGCATCAACTTCAGGCCAGTCCACCTGCCAGCCAGCGCTTTCAAGACTACGTAAGACCAAATGTGCGTCAGCATTTAAAGAGTTCACCTCTCCTACAGCAGAATTAGGCCGTACACCGTAAAGACCGTTGCGCATATCATCATGGGTGATATCCCCATCAACGATCACCAGCGTACCGGCATTATTGCATTCAACCACCCCGGCTTTTCCTCCGGGCATTGTTACCTTAATGCGCATTCTGCAGCTCCTTAAAGCATCCCAGTAAAAACTCTATAATCCCATCACCGTTTAAGTATGAAGTTGCGGTCAATTCAGGATCAGCGTAACACTGCAGCGCCATTGAAAACACTTCAGTAGAGCGGCAATTGTTCAAAGATGGTGCTTTCGATAATACCTTGCCACTCGCCAAACTCACCTTGTTATCCATGTAGATTTTGGACATGTAGTAGTGACTTAATGAAGTTTTGACTTTGTACTCCGCACTACCGTACCCGCCAAAATTACTGTATACCAACCGACCTTCTGTCTTTGATTTAATAAAGCCTTTTGCGCGCTCCAGCAAATGAGGGTTAGAAAATTCCACATGGTGTCCAAGTTCGTGCCACATAACATGCTCGGCGTCCGTATCCGCGTCGATCGTCACAGCTTGGCGAATCCGGCATGCACTCGCTCTAACCTTCGCCTGGTGCTCTATCTTTTTCAGCGTATCCAGCTTGCCACCGGTCAAAGTAAAGACCTTTTCCGCAACATCGCGCGCATCATATCCTGTACGCCATCCTGCTGTAATAGTGGTTTTCGCACTAACGTCGCTATCCAATACAATCGTATTACCCCACGCTTCGACATCTTCTTTTGACACTGGTGAGGACTGCATTACGGCATCCATAGCCGCTTTAACTTTACTGTGTATTTTCTCAACAATTAGAGGTGGATATGTAGTTTTATCCTTGAATAACCTCTCAAGTTCATATAGCTGACCGACTTCATCTGACTCACGATCTATAAACCATTTAAGCCGCTCTACCTCCAGACCTATCCCGCCATGTGGCGTGAAAACATCTTTCAGGTATGGCTTCAATTTTTCAGGCCGGTCACGAACTTTATTAATCTGCTCTATATAAAAATCGGCCTCTTCAGGTAGCTTGAGACGACCATCCTTATCATTCGCTTCGGCAAGTGCTTTCAAGCGGCGTAAAACATCGATGTAAGCATCAGCCAGCTCGTCGCTGCTAAAGTCTTTCGACAGCCCTACAGCATCGAGCGCAGCCTTTCCGCTTTCCATTACATCGCTAATGTCCGTGAGTGCTTTTTTACCTGCAGCGATCGCCCACTGCAGAGCGGCTATCGTTTCAGAAATACCTTTTGCATCAGCCAGTTTTTTATCAAACTTGCTCGTTACTTTCGCATAGATGGCATGCGGCATTTTCATGAAATTGTCCAGCCAAGTTCTGCAGGCCTTTCGCAGCTCCTGCCAACTCAAGTCTGATTGCATTAGGTCTTCAAGCCGGTGCATAAACATGAACAATCGATCAGGGCTGGCACCACTCTCCGAGGCTTCCAAAAATAACTTCACCCGGTAATCAATATTTCTGGCATCAGCCAGTGACGGCGCTGGCTCATTATTTTTAATGGCTTCCTGCAACGCCTTGTAGTAGAAGAGGCTATTTTCTGAAGAAGTTGCCATTTCGCCAAGCAGGTTGCCGCTATAACCGTGAGCTTCCACCCACTGCTGAATGAGAGGTCGCTGCGAATAGAGCATATTTCTACCCACTGAATCCCTCAGCCGCGCGAGATTTTCTTCAGTGTTCGGATTGGCCTTAGCAAGCTTCCCTGTCATTTTGATGGCGTTTACCAGCTCGTCTACGCTGGTTGCACTCGCGATCATTTGCGATATGTAGGCGCTGTTATCACCCGGCGCTGATTCGAACATCGCAAAGTTAAGCCCTTTCCCCTCACCAAACTCGTCTTCTATTTCGGTTGAGACTGCAGACAACACATCAACAAGCGACAGGCTACCGCCGCCAAACATATCCCCCAGCGCCTGCTGCTGGTGGATTAGCTCATCATTTATTTTTTGCGCCATCTTCTTAAATGCAGCGCCTATACGCTTAGAACTGCGGCTATTGGCAACGATAAATAGCGCTAGTGCCTCAGCCTCTTTGCTGGTGTCTTCAAACAGGCCTTGCTGTGCGATCACCTCTTCGATTGCCTGACCTGAGTCTTTGGCCTGACGCACAAGGTTAATGGCCTCCTGTAGCGCGGCAATGGCCTGTTTATCAAGACCGTCCACTTCCTCAATACCACCCACCAGCCCATTCACAGCCTCTTTGTGAACGTCACCAGACAGCATCTGCATTTGTGCAAAATCACTGGCTGCGGTGTTGAGTGCAGTCAGGATATTACGCATCTCGGGATCGGGTTCTTCTGCGACCATTTTTACAAGTCGTTCGTCTTTGTACGCTTTTGCAAAAATAGCGTTCTGAATGCGATCAATCAGCTGCTTGGTCGGCCTGCCGTCAGTCGTTACCAGACCTGCAGTTGCAGTATCCCCAATTTCGCGCATAAACGACTGAATGAAGCCATCATTAGACCGGGCAAGTAGATTTCCGTCTTCGGAAGGGGAAAACATCGCCATAAGCCGCTCATCGAGCATTTCGGCATCTACGAACGCTTTTTCGCTCGCTGCCATTTCCTGCAGATCTGATAGGTTTGAATCTCTGGCAAACTGAGCACGATCGACGTCGGTTACACGCTCCCTCACCAGCACCGGCATATCCATCCGGGCAATATCTTCAGCCTTAACCCCATAGTCGGCTGCATGGTCGATCAGATACTGGCGATAGCTGTCAGCCTGCCCTTGCTCATAGGCTCGTAGTATTCCCATTGAGCGACCATTCCCCGACTCAACAACGTTGTCAGGACCGACAATAGGCGCACCGTGGCTACTTAACCCTGAATCAGTTAATTGTGCTGGACGTAAGTTTCCGGCGATCTTGCTCACCTGAATCTTACTCGACATTCGGGTACGATCCCTCGGCTGCAGCTCCGTCGGGAATGCAGGGTTTATCGTCCCATCCAGGTTATTCGAAATAATCAGGCTACTGGCATTAACAACTTTAAAGCCGGTTTTGACCTCATCCCCTTTGCTCGTCACAACAAACGAGGTTCGCCCTATGGGGGTTTGTCTCAACTGCAGTGACGCCACCAACGCAATAAGGCTATCCAGACCTGGTGTGTTGCTAATGGCCTGTTGTGCTGTTTCCAACGGTCATACCTCCACGTTTTATGTTTCGTGAAGGATAAGGAGTGTGTGTTATTCAGAGGGCAGAAGAAAAAGCCCCGATTAACGGGGCCGGTTATCATAGATCAGATGGAGTAGTCATTCTGAGCAACCCACGCATTGGCCTGGCCCTTCATATCGTCCAGTGACAGAAATTCGTTAAGGTACTCACCGACCTGGCGCAGCGTATCCACAAAATCCATTTGGGCCTGTTTTGCAAACTTTCCGGAGAGAAAGTCTTTAACGATAGACGGTGTATTATCTTCAGCTGGGATTGATTCAGTACCGTAACCCAGTTTCACCAAAATAGCGTCGATTTCGTCATTCAAATCCAGCAAATCCAGCCCTTTAGCTGTTGTGGCCTGAACCATCAGCTCATCCAAGCGGTCATTCAGGTCAAGGCGCTCAAGTGCGCTTAAATTCATGCTCCAGCCCCCTCTCTTTGAATTGCCACAAGCAAATCTGACAGGTGTTGCGCAGCGGCATTCACTTTGTCTTCATTTTCGTCAAAACGACCAGCGTTCTGCAGTGCGGCAATAGCCCCGCGAACCTTGCTACGGGCATCACGGATTTCCGCTATGTCTTTTGACTGCAGCTGCATAACAACATCCAGATAGCCTAACGCCTCATTTGCAGCTTTATCGGCTTCAGATACCACGGGAGTTTCCTCATTAGTCTGCGGCGGCGCGGGAGGTGTTTGGCTTACTAACTCGGCTTTAACTTTCTCCATAAAGTAATCGAGATCGTCGCCTTCCGGGTAAGCAATGTTCGGCGCAGCTTTCTTCGTATTCAGCTTCACCTGAGAACCGAACGTTGCCGGGTCAGTCTCAGCCATTTCAACATATTGCTGTGCGTAATTAGCCATTGATTCACTAATGACCGTTTTCGCCAGTACATCGAGATCCGCCAGGGTCGGAATCAGCTTCAACTCAAAATTAGAGACTTCCTGCTCTGTCAGCTTACGATCGTATTCAATGAAACCATGACGTGCCAAACGACCATATTTATCGCTCTGTTCCGGCACATCCAAAATTGCAGTGTGATCTGCAGGGACAGCGCCGATACTCGCAGGGCGACTTGTAAGAGCATACCGGTATTTAGCTGTTGGTTCCGGCGGCTGTTCTGGCGGCAACTCCGGCGGTTGTTCTAGCGGTTGCTCCGGGGGGAGTTCTGGCGGCGGCTCCGGCGGCGGTGTCGTGACAACGTAACGATCAGCGCGATTCTCTCTATAGGCTTTCAGTAATTTAGTTGCTGTAACCCCCATAGCCCCACCCTGGGATGATGGGGATGGCATTTCATAAACCTTACCAGATGGATCGGTAATAATTACGCTACCTTGCAGCTCGCCGTCCTGATCATATGAGTTGTAACGGATTATGGCCCCATTACTCAGAGTAGCCTTACCATCAATACCCATACGGTCTTTCACTTTACGCGTTGTATCCGTGAAAGATGAACCGGTATCAGTGGTACCGGCCTGAGATACTCCCTGCAAAGCTACAATTTGAGCCTCCAGTTCGGCATTAATTCGACGCTGGTTAGCGAGCTTCTCCCGCACGTCCCGCTCATCGTTCTGATGTGCGATTAACTTGGTCTGTAGTGATTCGACCTGAGTTAGCAACGAGGATTGTTGTTCGCTTAACTGATCGTTTTCAGCGTTCAGCGCGTCAATATCACCGCGTAATTTAACTTGGGCATCTTGCTGTTTCGTGAATTTTGCGCTGTTACGCTCTGCCAAGTTTGCAAGAGCTTGCGTTACTTGCTGCAGAGACACATCGCGACCGCCAATAGGGGCCACAATGTGTGTTACATCGCGCTTGTTCAGCAAGAAACGGAAAGCCACCAGCAAATCATTGTTCTTTACGCGCCCGTTATCTGCAGTCGGAGAGTGGAAAACAAGGGAAATTGACTGCCCATCTGATAATGGAATCAGCGCCGTCATGATTGGAATACTGTTCACCCGGCGAACCTTACCGATTATAGCCCCTCCAATCGTTTTTTCGCCGCTATCGTCCAGGCCAGCATCATCCGTACCAGCTTTAATGTCGGTTCCGTTCAAACCGCGATTTAAAGCTCTGACAAACGCGCGCATGGTCTGCGACAAACGCATACGTTCAGTGCTAATCGCTTCAAACATTGCGGCATGAGAGACATAGACCAGCTCATCGCCAAGATAAGACTGGTCCACTTCTTCAATAGTGGCGCTTTCCAGCATCAAATCGGCGCTCTGGCCTTTCATCAGTTCGTTGTAAATATCATCAGAAACTGCAGGCGCTATATAGCCAGGCACGTCTTTCAGAAGAATTTTGTCAGTCAGTGTAACGGTCATTTTTCCCCCTTCTGCAGTTGTGCGATCTCTTTCTCTAACTGACTGGTTTTTGCCAGCTCTAGGTTTAGCTCGGCCTGGATGTTTTCACGCGACTTTTGCGTCATGTCGGAATCAGAGGATAAGGACTCAATTTTCTTTTGAGTCGCGGTAATACCACCCTTCAGTTCCTCACGACGTGCGCGCGCATCGCTGAGGATCTGCACACTGGATTTAACGCCTTTAGTCGTTTTTGGCTTACTGCCAGCCTCATCTTTTTTCGCAGCCCGCGCGAGCTTTCTGGCTAACGCTTTCTGAAATGCGGTGGAGCCTTTACGGAATAAATCAGCCAATGATTTACCCAGCTCAGCCATAGTTTTGACGGGAGTGTATGGTGCGTTCTTGCCGTTCAGCTTAATGCCAGAGATATCACCAGTGTTGTTGACCTGAACAACCATGGCCTGCTCATCAATCCCTTTCAGCTCGAAAGTTTTTACTGGGATACCATCTTTTCGACGGGCTGTGCCTGCAGGTATGATTTTGACAACCTCATACCCTGATTTAGAAATAGCCTTCTTCAGCTTATCCAGGCCTTTCTCGTTCAACTCGTCAAAGTTAAGCGTGATATAGCCCTTATCTTTAGTTGATGACACTGTATCCCCCTTTCTCCTTTTTGATGAGGTAATTACGGGAAGTCGATTCCTGAAGCGGGAAAATGCGATACAGCGGATTCATTCGACTATTGCCGTGTGTTACACGGATCGTTAGTTCCCAGGTCCCCGTATCCAGATAGCGAGTATCAATAAGTAAATACTCCTGGTTTAAGCCCTTGGGCGTTAAATCCAGTGTTCTGGTCTTGCCTGTAATTACCGCCGTGGGGTTACTGGAGTCGCGCAACCAATATTCGATATGCGCGCCGGTTAGCTTCTCGCAATTGACCTTAAACTTAACCGGGAAAGCTATCGCATTGTCCTTAACGACGCCTTCACCGGCCCCCAGCAACACGACCTGCTTTCTTTTACACAAAAAGCGATCGAGCACCGCTATCGCAGCCATTCCCACAAGGAAATATTGTTGAATATCGTTCATTAGCCCCGGCCCCCTTTTGGCCCAAATAAATATTGGATTGTGTCGATAAGTCGGTTTTTGAGAGCTGTAGACACCTCGCGACCGTTGTTGCTAACAACGAGCACGGCGAGATATAGCAAGCTATCGTCCCAGGCCTTATGTCTGGCGATGTAATAAGCGGTCAATCCTGCTAGTACCGCTAACACCAATTCGGTGAGCAAGTTAAGGGATGACGCTTTTATCCTTTCCTCGCGCACCCCATGCAGGAAAACGCCAATGCCGCTGAGTAGCGACAGGAAAAGCGCCTGTATGAGATTCGCTTCTACTTCTGCCACAAACCCTCCGTAAAACTGCTGATTTGAAAGGTGCAGAGTAGTGAGTATGTGTATTGCAGTTGAAAAGCGTTGAGTGTAGATGTGGGATTTTGTACCGAGTAAGCCTTCTCCCAAGCTTACTTTCGATAGGTCACTTGTTGAATGGCTAATTTTTTACGATAAAAAGTTGAAGTTGAGTTACAAGCAAGCATTGAGGCGTTACATCACGGCTCCTCTTTTTCAACTTTTGCAGATCCTGGCTGTTTTTTGCGCGCCACTATGTCAACAGCCCGTAATAGTCAGCATGAACGTAGATCACCCATACAAAACATGGTTATAATAATGCGGAGTATCCGAAACGACTGGAGCTTTTATTAGTGAAGTTCAAAAAGATATGTAAGCATCACGGGACGGAAATCTCTCGATTCTGGTGTAGGCGTACCCCAGGGAAGACTATCAATTATCGAAAAATAATTTCTTAGGAAAAATAAACAATATGGAAAATAACTCCGTCATAAACATAGCCTATTGTACAGATGCTAACTATTTGGAATATGTCTCCACATCAATAATTTCTGTCCTAACGAATAATCCTCACCAGTCATTATCATTTTACGTTTTTGTTTATGATGTAAGCGATGAAGACATTGCAAAGTTAAAACTAACCAGTAAATTTATTAATGTTATAAAAATAGAAAATGAAGAAATAGACAAGTATGATGACGATTTCACTATCAAGCATCTAAACCGCTCTATTTACATGAGGCTTCTTGCCCCCAGATTACTTAATGGAAAAGTAGAGAGGTTTATCTATCTGGATGCAGACACCTTGTGCTTTGATGAAATTACTAGCATTAATGATATAGACATTAGTGATGTAGTTTGCGCAGTCTGTCATGACTCAATAAAAACAGATGATAACAAAAATGCACATCGCCTCGGTTTAAATAGCGGTAACTATTTTAATTCTGGCTTTCTCTATATCAATGTCGAAAACTGGATAAAGCATGATATCGAGAACAAAGCTAACATAGTGTTACTTGAAAAAGGAAATTCATTGCGTTTTCCAGATCAAGACGCCTTAAATATAGCAATAAATGGTCGCGTCAAGTTCATAGATAATCGCTGGAATTTTTTATTTACTTGGTATACGGATGAAGAAAAAGAAAAGTTTTTCTACTCTCCTAATTCTATCCCTAAAATCATTCATTTCACCGGAAGCAGAAAACCATGGTATAAAGAACATACTGGTTTAGCCCAACACATTTATTTCCTCTATCACAACCTTACTCCATGGCGTAGCACACCTCTTCGTTCATACTCATCGCGTATGAGGCCTACTGATTACAGAGTTTATGCTCGCCAGTTTGCTAAAAAAGGGAAGTATTTTTCTTTTTTAAAATGGTATTTAAAATATCTTAAAAGCAAACTTAAAAGAAAATAATTTTAATTATATCAATATCACAATCTTCATTAAATAGACTCTCAAACTCTAATTAAAAGTTAGAGAGTCTATTAACAAAAGAACTAAAGAGCAAGTGAAGTAGTTAAGTATGTATACTTAATTAATTCGGCAATTCAGGCCAGTTAATATCTGGCGCATCATTTGGATTGATGCGATTAAGTAAAACGCGGTATTTTTTCCACTCTGACAGTAACACGGTTTCTTCTGGCGTCGCCATTTTCTCATCAACAGCATCTAGCAATGGTCCAATTTTTGATGTAGCCAGAGCAAAAAGGCTTTCTTTTTGCTGTGTCGCCTGCGTAATCTGCGCTGTTTTTTCTGCGTCAGTATCATGCACCCATTTTTCCCCGTCCCATTTCGCAAAATGGCTTTCGGGAGCAATGGAAACAACGTCATCCGGTAGTGCGCCTAACTGGTTAATTGTGATGGACTCTCCCGTGTTGATGTCGTAGACAACTTTCCCACGATGGTCTTCTACAAGTGACCATTTGCCCGATTCAAAATCAAACACAGCGACAAATCCATCCTTCTCTGCTGGCGGTGCAATATCAGTACTGTAAGCAGGTAATCCAGTATTTGCCGGGATATATCCATCGCCTTGACCGATAAATTCGTTAGTAGAAGACGACAAGTTGTAAATAGTAATAGTGCGGTTAGTATTGGTCATTTTAAAAGTCATTATAAAGCTCCACTACAGGATGAATGAACTGCACGCTGTCTTCCAATAGCATGCTGCCAATTAATGTAGGACGGCGGGGTTATAACGCTCCGCCACGCCAATTTCATTTGTGCAGCTACACTTTCGGGTGATACCTGCCCACATCCAGCCCCCATAGCAGGAAAAACAACACGCCAAATTTTACTGTGTTCTGGATGTGTCTTGTTGTGGTGATATACAGCAAGCAATGCTGCCCGCGTAGCAAGATAAACAGCGTCAGTACCGTCGATAATTAAAGGCACACGCATCGTTGGGGCATGTACTAGCCAAGGATGTTTATAATCTCCACTACCTATAACAAAAGCAGAACCAACGGGTTGCTCACCCAAATATTCATCAACAATTTTCTGCTGAACTCTGGTCATTAGTTGCGTGCCAAAAAAAGCTGTAATAGCAGCATCAACACCTCCATCCATTAGACCAAAAGAGTTAGCGGCACTGACCATACAATCAAAATCTGGAATTGCTTGAAACGGCTTTCTGATAATTTCTACATTTTCATCATCGGAAAAATTTCGCTCAAATGCTTTCGCGATTTCAGGAACAGGTGCTGAAAGAATTAATTTAATCATGCAAGCCTCACTAAATAATTAAATGCGGTATTTTTTACGGTGTTTTCTGCATGACCAGACGGCGAAACGGTCACGCCGTGACTGTGCGCACCAATGTAGACAGAGTGGGCATGTGCTCCGATACCAACAACGTGATCGTGCGCACCAATACCAACAGAATGAGCATGCGCCCCACCTGCATAAGTTCCCTGAGTTCCCACCCCGCCAGCCCACTGACCACCGGCACCGACTTTCGCTGCCTGCTGGGAAGTGTTGAGATAATAAACATCTAACGAGTGGGCGTGTTCGCCTCCGCTGCTTGTTGATTTCGTGCCATAGTCAAAAGCCGTAACAGATTTATTACCGTAATCGAATCCGGTTGTATTCAGGTTTCCGAGGTCGGTAGCTGCGACCGTTGCGCCGTGGTCGTGTGACTTAATACCATCAAGCTCCTGAGACAAGACCGCACGACCATCGGGCTTGCCTTTTATCGTCTGGCTTCGCATGTCAGGGATAACGCCGGATGGATACGCCACAGCAAGTAATGGATAGGCAGCTTTATTGAACGCTTGTCCCTGCATAATAGCGTGGTTAGCTGGTGGCGTATCTGAAGGCCATGGAATAGGCGCGCCGACAGGATAGGCTTCAGAGGGTGGATTCACGGTATTGTAATCCCTGCGCCACCCCGGTAAATATCCATCACCATGATTGATGTAGGTAAACTGAGCACTGGGAATTCCACTTGTTGCGGTTGTTGGTGTTGTGACACGAATAGTCATCGCACCACGCTCGCCCATTACCTCAACAACCGCCCCGGCTAACTGGATATTCCCGCACCCTGTATCAGTAATAACCCTGTTATCACCGTATGACCATGAACCTTTACACATCCAGTTCGGATGATTAAATGCCCCCTGAGATTCAAGCCAGACGATAAACTCTGCTGTCGTCCAGTCACCTCCGCCGCCAATGCTTACAGAGCTACTGAAAGCCCGCGCAGCCCCAATATTGCGTACAAACGAATCCTTCTGCGGTACATCAGCACCGTTCTGCTCTTTTTGCAGTGATCCGGCAGCGAGACTTATCGTTTCGAGTAAACCAAGATATTCGATAACCTTCACTACAGACTCTTGACCAATCAAGACACGTCCGACGGCAGTTAAATTTGCCAAGGACATGCTATTACGGCCATTAAAATATGCGAGTTTGTTAGCTGCAGAATTGAGGCCTGAAAGAGATGTTAATACATCATGTAAAGGCTGCTTACCAGCTAATGCATTGAGCATCGTGGTGGCAAAGTTGGGATCATTGCCTAATGCCTGCGCTAACTCAGCCAGGGTGTCCAGAGCTTCAGGAGATGAACCAACTAACGCTGCAACGGCTGCGTGAACAAATTCGGTATTAGCAACCTGCTGGTTGATTACGCTTAATGGTGGCGTAGGTACTGTGACAATTCCTGTAAATGCAGGATCATTCAGTGGAGCCTTCAGCGCCAAAACCGCGTTTAGAGTGTTGAAGAAATCAGGATCGTTGTTAATGGCATCCGCAATTTTCTTCAACGTATCGAGACTCGCTGGCGCATTATCTACCAGTTCTTCAATCTGTTTTTCTGTTTCATCACGAGCTGCTTTTACTGCTTTTTTTACCGCGTGAGATGATGCGCCAATATGTTCTGCGTCGCTGTCTATCTCACTGCTTAACGTAATGCCAAGAGCCTTGTTTTGCCGGTGTGAATAATCGATCATATCCAGCGTCAATTCTGTCGCATCAGCCGGTACCGTTACACGGCATATTTCCAGATGATTACCTGCCAGCGGCACACTAATATTTGCAGTAAAAATCCGCGCTGCATCGATATCAGAACTATCGTCAACTTGACTGGTTTTGACTCCGTACTGGTAGTTAGCTTCCAGTATTACGCGTGTAATACCATTTACCGGGATCGCCAGCGTCACGTCTTCAATTTGTTGAACGGTTATCTGATGGTTATTTACATCTACCGAGGCCACACCATGACCGCCAGGCCCCTGCGATGATGTAATTTTAAGGTTTAAACCACCAGCAAGAGCAGGCTCAAACCCACCGTAGAAACCCGGAGTAATAATCCCCTTCATCTTGCGGTTAAAAGCAGAGGAAGCGTGGTACTCAAGATATTGAACATCTGCCACGAGAGCATGCTTAACTGCTGAACTCAGGACGGCAACCTTGTTAACAGTCTCGCTCATCTTGAGTTTCCTTTCTGCTCAATCGTGAGCAAGATGTTGTATCTTTTGCCCTTATACAAACTGTCCTGCTGGGCGCAAAGCACAGCAAAGACTTTGCCCTGATCGTCGATCAGCGCAAGAGTATTAAAATCGAATACATCATTTTCCGGCAGGGCCGCTTCAGGCAGGACAATACTTACCGTTATGGTTGTTCCCTGCAAAGTGCAAATCAGTTCGCTCTCAGCAAATTTTCCGATTAGCTGATCGTTGGTGAAATCAGCTGGAATTTCGGCAATGTCCCAGCCACTGTCAGGATTTTTTGTTACCAGATCAGAGCGCCCCCAGTAAGCTTTCGTAAGCTTAAAGCGGCTACCTATCCCGATCGCTGATTCCGCACGACGGGTGTAGTAATAATCAAGCAGTTTTGCCTTGTACTTCCCGCCGATTGGCGAAGATAAATTGATGCCATCTGACATATGAAAACCCCGTCACTAGAACTATGACGGGATAATAATCAGTCTGTACTTTGTACCAGGCGCATAACTCCCCTACCCACGATTGAGGATGTGCAAGTCGAGGGGCCAAGCGTCAACCGGCATAGTGTCCAGTCTGAGATAAATAGGATCTTGCGAGCACGTTTGCGGCGTAATTTCACCAGCATCATAGCTTACCTCCACATGCTGCAGCTCTATAGACTCGCGAAACGGCTGAAACAGAAATGCGCGGCTACTCCCGACCGTTGCAGAGGCATACTTCATTACCTCTTCAGCCTCTTCCAACCAGAAATCAAGCCTGAGTGAAATACCGTCAAAAACAGTTTCCAATGGAAGTAAAGGGGCAACAATTCGGTCAACGTCTTTTATCAGGCGTTTGATCAGTTTGTCCTGTTCCTCATATCCGTATATTTCATACAGTTTGTTTAGATCGACGTTGATTGTGCCACGAGAGGTAAGAAAGAATTCCCCGTAGCTCTCCTGTGCGATTTTGACACCGTTTTCGGTTGTAAAAAACGTACCGTATGGGAAGCGATCCTGATCAAGTGGTGCATACAGAGGTTCCCAGTTCACCGGCAGGTTGCCGAACTCACGCCAGAACGTCGAAACAATGGGACGATCCGTCCCTTTGAAATGGACCTCATCCAGACGCTGAGCCAGCAAAATAGGCCTGCTCGCCTTATCGGTTTCACCCATGACGAAAAATCGCCCGTATTCACTGATACGGGTATCCATATCTTCAGGGTGCATAGTGAAAAATGATTTACGATCGCTTAATCGGGACAGTAGCGGCTTTACCTGTTCCTCGTAAACAACCTGAACAGCATCAGCAAAATCGGGCCATAGCCCTGTTTCCTGCTTTTCTGGTATTAACTGTTTTTTCAACCAGTCTTTGATCATCGGATAACCCCCCCAGGAAGGCGGATATCAAATACAGAGTCTTTCGTGTTGAGGTAGATAAAGTCATTCAGGTTTTCAGAAGGCAGCATTCCGTTAACAACTATTTCGAACGTACTAAGCAACTTCATGTCATTGACGCACGCCCACATGTCTTTCACTTTAACCTGCACAAATTGCACGTCGTTACCTTCTAACTCATCCCCAAAGCTTGTGGAGTCATAGCCGAAGCGGGCTTCAAGCGTGTCCCGTATCTCCTTGATCGCGTCGTTAATTACCACGTTCTTATTTGCGCTACCGGTCAGCGAAATAGTAAAGGGCTTCGGGTTAACAGGCACCCAGCGGAAATTTTTATTCAGATAATTCGGTACGCCTTTTAGAGCGCTATAGATTAGCTCTGACAGGTGCTCCTGACTTACTCCGGGCTTATGCCCACTGAAGAAAATCGTATTGATGTTGAGAAGGTCTTTTTTGCCTGTGGCTGCTTCTTGTTGCTGCTCACCCCACACCGCCAGCCAGCTCAAGCCGGGAACGTGTCGCCGGATAAAATAACTATAATCGCCACCCCAAACGACTTGTTCATCAAACGGTACGTAATACTGCGCGCGATAGCGCGTATCCTCCGTTGATTCAAAGCCACTACCGCCGGTGATCGGAGAGGTTGTAACCACTTCCAGCATTTCTACCATTGACGCGATATTACCTGCAGGCGTCAACTTTTGGCCCTGGGCCAGCGTTGTTTCACCCTGACTACACCAGGCTTCGATCTCGACCCGGCTCCCAGCAGGGGGCATTGCGCCAGTCGAACCATTACCAAATCGAACGCCCAACTGTTCAGATGGTCTATACACCAGTACGTAATGCTCACTGGTGGCGCGTGACAGCCTGAACATCGGATTGTATTTCCACTTCCTACGCTCACCGTTCACCACGACAAACACGTCGATAGAGGCCGTTTCAGAGGTTATATCTTTCGGCAAAAGCAGTGTGTAAAACGCACTTTCTTTCTCAATATTCGCCTGGATGTGGACCAGCTCCATTTGTTTGACACTACTGATTTCGACGGCTTCACCTGCAGGGATCGTAACAGCGTCGGAAAGAACATAGGGTAATTCCATTGATGACAGAAATTCCGAATAAATCGGCAACTGTAGTTCTTGCTTAGTTTTATTCTTGATACTTATTGCGCCAGATGATGGCGTGATAAGTGGCCCGACGTACCCCCTATCTTCCGCTGCAGCGAGAATGCTTGAGCGCTTTGTTGCCGTAGAAATAAACCCCTCCCCCAGCGCCCTCCTTGCATGGGTTTGCGCCATATAGATAACCTGGGCACCAAAGATGCTCATCATCTGAATAAACTGGCTATTCGCAAAACGCGCCCACCATGGTTTGTCTTGCAGCAACCCATTAAATTTTTCCAATAACTCCTGAATGCTCAAGATGTTCTCCCATCGGTGTTTTTCATGCGGAAAGTTGTAGAGAATGTGCCGCTCGGCATCGCAAAGATGATTTCCAACATATCTACTGAAAGAGCCGCGCACCGCACCTGAAAAACTCTGAGTGAGGGCAAATCAATCCGCAGCTTCTTAATCAATGCGTTTTCTATGGCAACCTCCACAAAAACGCTTTTTTCCGATCCCAGCGGTTCATGTTTGAAATTCACTAACGGATTACCCCATGATGGCAATCCGTAAATACTGCCGATAGGTGTTCTAAGCCACTCATCCAGACGGGCCTGATCTGCCTTATCAGCCCCCTCCATCACGATCACACCACCAGCATCAACTCTCAGTAACCCGTCAATTTCATATATCACGAACTTAATCCTTCAATAGACCATCGAGCGCCGCATCTCTGATTGAGAATGATGCAGCTCTACGCGGTGCTGGTTGCGCGGTATGAACAACCTTTTCTGGTGCGCCATCTTTCTGTTTTGAAACGCCTAAAAGTTGCTCCAACGTAGACCCCATGCCTCTTAACTCTTTCAGGATATCTACATCGTGATTTGCAGTGTCAGTGCTTAATGAAGGACGGATTCCACTGCTCGCCAGGTCCTGAACGGTTGGCATAGACTTGGGAATGGATAAGCTTGAAGATTGTTGTGGCACAAGAGCTGGCTGAGCCGTCTGGTCCTTCGTTAATAGAGAAGTCGAAGCATCAGTGAGTGAACTGACGCCACTATCAAGCCAAGTACCTACCTTGTCGGTGATAGGAGCTATAGCGCGCTGAATGGTTGGATCAGACATACCTGCAGCATTTAGCGCATCACCAACGATCTGATTACCACTGAAGCCGCTAACGGTCTGATTTAGCGTGTCACTAACTGCCGGAAGGATGGAGGCACCAACAGCTTTTAAACCGTCAACAGCACCCCCCATCGCTTTCTCAAACATGCTTTCTTCTGGTACTGCAGCATCGCGCGCGGTTACTCTCGGAATGCTAGAAGTAGCACTGGGAGCTGCGCCTGCAGCTGGACGCCCGGACGCCGACACAGTGGTAGTTGCCTGCGTGTTTTGGCGATTAGCGGCATCCCTGCCTCGGCGCGCAATTTCAGCTGCCGGTAGTGCAGCAACTTCAAGCGAGGATGGCATCGTTGCACCGGCGGGAAGTGATAGCCCAGCTGAAGGACGATTCTTCGCCATTCCCCTGACGTTATACTCCGTCATCTTCTCCTGCAGCGCGGCATCGAGTTTACCTGGTGCAGCCATTACCGCACTGGCCCCCGTTGCAGCTGCAGATTTTGTCTTATCCCATATACCGGCGGAGCCTGACGCCGCCTTTTCAGCTAATGCTTTTGCAACCTCTTCACTGGATTTAATCGCTGATTTAGGCTGCGATACTCCCTCTTCCGGTCGGTTCTTTGTCATCCCTCGAACGCCGTGTTCATTCAGTTGTTCCTGAACAACTTTGTCCACTTTAGCCGGGATGTCAGCGACAGCTGCAGGTGTCGCGATTGGAGCTGGTGACGGAGAAACTACGCCTTTTGGCGCGGTTGTTATTACTTTGCTGCCAGTGCTATAGAGGGAATTTTCCGCTACTGGAGCCAGGCCTTTGCTGGCGCGGGCTTCATTGACTACTTTCAGAGACTCATTGCTAAATTTACCGCCAACCCATTTACCGTTTTCATGTGTGCCAATTGAGTCTTTAATGAACTGATCAGTAACCTGTGGATTACCTCCTTCGATCGTAGCAATACCACGGATTAACTGGGTCATTACATCCGGGTTAGTCATATCCAGCTGCTGTCCAGACTCCACGCCCATTTTTTTGGAAAGTGCGCTGATATAGTCCTTCGTGCTGTTTTCGCTCTCCGGCGCATAGACTTTGATAATGTCTTCTACGGAATTGAGTTTTTTACCGCCGGTTGCCTTCGACTTCCCATTTGAGTACAGGGTGAGCTGGTGCGCCAAAGCCCTGAATCCTTCCTCCGGCGTATTGAATTTAGCGAACCTCGCTTCACCTTTACTGTTCGGATCTTCGAGCCTCGCACCTTCTTGCCCGACGTAGTTCAGGTTTCCAAAGTTGTTGTTGCGGAATGATCGAACTTTAGCGTTTTTCCCGCCTATATTCAGGTCTGCGCCTATGTCATTGGTCTGAACTGACTCGTAATCTGAAACAGATTTACCTGCAGCACCAACGTTATCTTTGCCCCATTCGCCCCCCTGCATTTGGGTACCTAACCGGTTAATTGCATTAACAGTTTTATCGGTACCATCAGATACGGCTTTGGTTATTTCGTTGCCCTTATCCTCATAGGATGACGTCACTTTTGATATGGCATCGCCGACCGTCGCCATACCGGAATCAAGGCCTTTCGCAATACTCTCAGTATCGAAGGTCAACGCATCGGCAACGCTGTCCATACCGAACATGCGCGCGCCGGAAGCGAGTAAGCCAGCACCACCAGATACCAGCCCCCCCATATTGAGTACGTTCGCGGCGGTAAACGCTGTCTTTTGTCGGGCGCTGACTTCTTTGCCATCTGCGACGTTAAATGCTGCCCTCTGCCCTTCTTCATCAGTGGCCCCGTCATAGGCATCCCAGCCAATGCTAAGCGCGGTACCGAGAAGCGGGATCGCCTTCAATGCAGTCTTTGCGCCAAGTTTGCCGCCAGCTTTGAGCGCCCCTGTTTTGGCTGCAGCCTCGCCAGCCTCTTCTGCTATAGGCGCAACGACCTTAGCTGCAACAGGTTTAGCTGCAGCTTCAACGGCTTTTGTCGTCACTTTCTCCGCTACAGGTTTGGCAACAACATCCGTTGCGACTTTAGCCCCAGTAGCAACGAGAGCACCGCCTGCAGCAACACCACCAGCACCTTTCAGCACATTGGCGCTTGTCATTACTGCCTTCAGCTTACCTAAGCTGCCATTTCGGGGTTTACGTACCTTTTTACGGGCTTTTTCAGGCAGAGATGCGTCACCTCGTCCGATATGACCTAACCGCCCTCTTCTCCCTTTTCTACCGAAGCGATCGCCGAACCATCCACCTAACCCACCACCAGCTGCGCCTTTACCGCTGCGCTTAATTTCTTCCCTGATTTCGTCCAGGCCTTCAATGATTCGTTCATCATTGGCTGCAATAACCTGCGTTTGCTCTTGAGTAGCCTGAATCCCTTTTTCCTGAGCACCTTTGCTGAATGTTTCCGCTGAAGATTTACTGCCCATTTTTGGTGGAGGTAATGGCTGGGTCACTACATCGGGATATTTCTTCGCTGGTGTAGGTTCACTCAGCTCTTTACCTTCTTTTTTGTCGCTTACCCATTGCTGCAGGGATACAACGTTATCGCTAACGCTCTTGCCGAGATCAAACATTCCCCTGCCCAGCATCCATACAGGTCCACCAACGGCAGCACCACCCACCAACTCCGCGCCGTCAGCATTCAGCTTTGAATCCTTTTCACTGTTACTCTTGAGCATGTTGCCCAGCCGATTGAAAAAGCCACCCTGTAACTTTTCCTGTTCCTTCAGCCCTAACTTTTGCTGGCGAACTCGACTTGTCTCTTCAACTTTGTCGCGGGAAACAAAGCGCCCGGATGCATCACGATTTGGTGAATTATTGCTTTCTTCACCTGCCCTGGTTTCTCGCGAATGCTGCTGACGCCGTTCACTGGATGGTTTTGGCCCCCTCTTCCGCGCCAGTTTCTGACCATTAGCCGTCAGAACATCCGCGTATGTTCGACGCTCACGCCCTTCGTTAACTCCATTAATGGCCTTTTTGGTCCTTTCTGTACGTATTTTTTCGCCACCAGATTCCGACCTTTCGCTAAAGTCCCTTTCATAAGTTCTTTTTTGTTCTTTTCTGGCTGTTTGTGGGCTTTTTATATCTGCTTTTTCGGCCTGTGGCGGTCTTGAATTTTTAGGGCCAGGGACATTTGTGCGTTGCTTCAGTCGGCGACTAACAACCAGAGTTGAACCATTCGACTCTCCATCTACAGGTCCACGCTCATTTGCTGGGGCTAAGTTTTGTAACGCCTGGGAGATCTTAGCTAACTCTCCTAATTCGGCTTCGCTGGCTTTCTCGATGGCATCAATGATGCTTAACCGATCCTTTTTAACCATCATTAAGACCTCTTGGGTTTGTACTTATCCTGCAGCGCTTTATTCATTTCCAGTGCTCTCCATTCCGGCAGTCGCTCTACGTCGCTTACCGGCTGATAGCCGTAAAGCGTGAGGTTGTTAATAACGGTTAACCAGCCACTCAGATTTAAAGTTTGGAATGAATGAGCTATTCCGAAAGGGAACCAGCAATCGAGTTGCTTTGCCCTCCTTACCTTCGGCTTCACAGCTATGCGGAGGGAGAACAAGGGACACAACACCGCGCTCAATGCTCACGTCCAGGCCATGCCGTAGCTCGCGTTGCATTAAGTGAATTTTGGCAACTAACGGTACAAATTCGGTATCTGTAGCCATGCTTGCGATCAAGTCATAACGGCGATTTGCTGCAGCTTCGTAATCATCCGGGTCGTCATCAAGAGCCGTATTCAAGGCAATTTCAGCCAGACGCATTCGACGCTCAGCATTTTTGTATTCAGGGTCGGTTTCTTCAGGAAGCATGAAGCGTAGCTTTTCAAGCATACAAATTCCCCGACCATCCAATGGTTTTAATGTCCATTCAGTCGGAACACCTTGAACCGGTACCATTACGCGACGTTCTGGAACCTCTGTCAGCAATTCTGCATTTTCAGAAAGCTCTCTCAGGTCGAAATCATAGAAATGAGTTTCTCCGCAGTGCTGGCAGACATAGGGGTACGTGGAGACTGTATCCGTGCGGGAATTGATGTAAATCCACCAAAGAGCAGTACGACGATCCTGAGCCGTCCAGAGGGCGCTATCGTTTACCTCCCCAGCTTGCATGGCGTTGAGGTATTTTGTTGTCGTGGCTTCCTCTTGGTCTGGCAGACTGTCGCTATACAACATAGCGTCATCCACCGTTGGCATGCGGAATTGGATCTCTGTTCTTGGTTGGGATGGTAATGGGAAATCAGGAATTTTCATGTTTGCCCCAGCAATGAAGTGATGCTGAGTAGGATATGCAGTCTGTGTTTTCGTTATGGCGCATTCTCTTCGCCAATAAAAGACAACACAACGTAAATACAATGATAATACGATTAAGTAAATACAACATATTCACATCGTTAACCATACGCACATACACAGTAAATACTTATTTGTAAATACAGTGTCGCACTTATGCGGCACAACGAACACACATTGCATGTACGTCGTAATTACATATTTGTATGTACATTGATATTACATCGCATATCCAATGACATAACATCAAGTACATACACTGCATTTACGTTTAGAAGGATATTCCACTCCCGATTTTACTGGTCAGCCCAGATATGGCGCTGCCTGCAAGCCCACTAAACCCTTTGTTAATAGACGAACCTTTAACAAATGACAGAGGGTATGACATGAACTCTGTCACTTGATCACGCGACCAGGTGACTTCCCCCAGCGTGGTAGGGATCATTGCAGCTTCTTCAGCCAGTGTTCGTTGACCGTCCTGAGATACCCTGTACAGTCGAATATTCATAAGATAGGAAGGGGGGAGGTTGATGGTACCGTCATTGTTGATGACCTTAGCACGACGCTGATCGAACCATTTATACAGATCACCGTTCTCGTTATCACGAACGGTCATCGTAAGGTTTCCCGCAGTCCGATGAGTCGGTTTATTAAATTCAATACCCCCGATAATTTTTGACTCGGTTTCAATGTTGCCAAAACCAAATGTGACGTCTTTTGCGTACATATCAATTCCGGGCATCCCATCAGCTTCAACCGTCCATTGCCAGCCCTGTGCATAACGAATACGCATCGCAGCCTGCAGAATTGATTTAGCGTTCGATAGCTCCGCAGGCATGCCACCGAACGAAACTGATTTTCCGCTGGTGATCGATGTGGCCCGGTCAAGAATGTTGGAAAGGAGGTTACTGCCGATAGATTTAGCACTGGCACCACCAGTGATGTTATTCGCCAGCCCATCAAAAAAACCCATAATCACCTCGTGAGCTGGTGGAGTGCTGCAAACTATGCAGCACTGATCCACGCGTTACAGTATGGTTGCGCCAGGGATAATCGCTCTGTTCGCCGACATTTGCAGCTCCAGCTCTTGCTTGCGCTGCTGCAGAGTAATTTCATCAGGGTATCCACTGGTATCCAGTTTCCCGGCGATGGCTACAATGCGGAGTCTCTCCGTGTTTTTAATCGCAATAAGCGCCTCCAGATAGTCTTCCAGGCTCCCGATAATGTCATCCGGTATAACCCATTTTTCGAAATCACGATCTCTCAGGTTGAGCAAATACGCCATTGTCAGTGGATAACGTTCGCAGCCATCCAAATCCAGTCTGATGGAGTCAGGGTAGGGGTCGGCATACACCAGGCCACCGCGACTATCTGTGACATGGATTAATGCCAGATAATCTTCTGGTAGCTTCAGGCTGACGCCATCCTGCTTGCTTATCTGAACTCGGCCTATTACGCCAGCCTTATCCTGATAAGTCGTCAACGCTTGACGTAACAGGGTTTTAAGCAATGTCTCATCATCCGCGAGAAGCGGCTGAAAGCGCTTTTTAACGCCTTCCAGCATATCGACTGGCGTCATAATTATTCAGCCCAGTTGTAAACGATACGTAGGGTAGGGCGCACAACAGTAGTCACGTCTTCTGAACCGAAATCAATGGCGTCACTGTAGACCTTACAATGCAGCAATTTGCGAGTGATACCGCCATCTGAACCACTGTTAGATTCTGCAGCTGCCTGAAGCTCGATATCGACATACTCTTTGCCATAAACCATTTGACGCACGGCTTTAAACACATCGCCTTTGATAGTTTCTGCGCACGTCACCTGAATTTCGCCAGAGTTACGAATAGGCCCATGTTGGTTAATTTTCATGCCACTCGGCGCGAAATCTTCCACGTCTTCACGGGTCATTTCAGGAATTTGGGCTGTACGAACAAGAATAGACAAATTGTCATAACCCTTGATGCGCATCCAAAACTCAGAGCCAACCAGTTTTTCACCGGCGGCAAGGCTCTGATTAAGGCGTTTTTTGAGAAAGCCCATATCGGCTTTGGTGTTGGAAAATCCAGACATAAATACCCCTCAGTTGAAACAGTGGCAGTGCCAAAATTGCACTGGGGGTAGGATAAGTAGTCTGTGATTTACGAAAGGATCAGATAAACATGTAGGGAATGTCAGACTGGTTTTGTACAGCCATACCAGAGCACTGCAGTGTAACGGTATTATGCGTATAGTAGCCTTGGGCTGTTTTCGGAACATCGAGCTGATAGCTGACGTTCTGAATCACAACATCCATCAGTTTCAGTCTGCGACCGATATCCAGAATAACTGGTGTGGGTCGGCGTCCTGTAGCTGCCATTGCTGCCAGCTCCGGCGATTCCATCTGCAGCAAGGTGGAAATAGCATCATTTACCTCCACCTTCGCATCCATTGTAGCCATCAGATCAATGACAAGGTTAAACGTCGGTGGTGTCTGGCCTTCCCATATCAGCAGGCTATTGAAGGTCGATTTGGTTGTCTGGTCTGACATAGCCTGAGCGGTTGAAGCCACTTTACCGGCTGCAGAACTGACAGCCCCCGCCATACCCCCTAAGCTGTCGTTACCGAACGGTGATTCCCACATGGATTGCAGTTCAGCACTGCTACCCTGGCCTATATAGCCCACAACCATATGCGTTTCTGACGTAATAAAGACTTTCAGGAAGGGGCTTACGCCATCTGGCATTATCGCGCCACAAATCATTGTGAAGGCTCCCTAAAAAGCCACCAGCAAGTTGCTGGTGGCTCAGGCTCATTACATTCCGCGCTTTTGGCGGAGCTTCATGGATTTACGGCGGTGTAGTTTTGCCGTGGAGGTTTGCGCTTTACGACGTGCTTTTTTCAAGGCCGCTTTTTGTTTGGAGGTTCGGCGCAGTTTACGAATGCGTTTACGGATCAGTTTTACTTTTCCGTCGCGAACAACCTTAATTTTCGGCGCTTCAAACATAGCGTCATCGTCATCACCGGCGATAGTGTATTGAGAAATAGCTTCATCGCTGTCATCAATGTCATTAATAGCATCGTAGACAGCAGCTGCAGCGTCATCATCTTCATCGTCGATCATACTAGTGACGTCTTCCTGGTCTGCACCGAGTGCAATAGCTGCGTAGGCCAGGTCAGACAGCGCATCGTTGTAAGCATCAACCTGTTCGTCGGTATAGTCGGCGCTGTCGTCTTCCAGATCAGGCAGGTCAGCCAGGGAAATAGCCAACGCACTAAAATCAAGCCAGGTTGGTTCGCCGTCGTTGGCCCAGTCCACAAGCATAGACGCCGCAACACTACGACGGTCCTCGTTGTAGCGGCGCTCTACCGCTTCCATCATAGCCATTTCTTTATCGCCATCTTTTTTGACAGGCTTGTTCTTATTAGTATTGTTTTCAAGCATGGCTTGTTCTTCAGCAGTGGTATCCACGGAAAAACCGGCCTGGAGCAGTAGGCTATGGTTCATATTACGTTTATTCAGCATCTCTTTTTCCTTAGCGCAAGAGCATCGGTTTACCGACAATTCGACGTGACGAACCCGTCGGGCAAACAGCCCATTCCAGTTCCCACAGGTCAATGTCTTTTTGGGTCAGTGACAGGGTGAAAGGGGACTCGCCCTGGCTTGTATCGCGAGGTTTTACCAGTGCTTCAGCGGCAACAAATCGCTCAAGCAAATCTGTCATACCCGACGTCAATACCGTTGCCGTAACGCCATCAGGCTCATGTTTTGCAGCCTCAGCAACCTGGTAAAAACCGCGCGCAATTGCGTTCATCAACGAGCTAATAGGCTGCAGACGCAGGTAGTTGTTTTTGGTGATAGTCGTCAGGTAATCGTCAATATAAAGATCACCGGCTTCATTCATCGCAACCGTGTTGATTCGGGCTTTAACGAACTCTTCGAGATCAATCTCATCCAGATTAGGGATAGGCTTGATGTTCTGACGACTAATGATGCCCCGCGAAGTCCCTGCAGGTGCGTAATGCCAGCCACCAACATCCGGGACCAGCGCAACGCCTTTAGCCTTAGCAATAAACGCCTCACAGGAGATCCCGAATACAACATTTGCGCCAGTGAATACATCGCGGCAGGAATACGGGAAGTAATAGCGACATGATTGGTGAGATCCACCGAGGCCGTGTGACTTCGCTTCAGTGATAGCTAACGCGGCTGTTTGTGCGCCCTTCAGGTCATAGAACATATCAACCCGAATATCTTGGGAAAATTTATCCAGATCCGCAATCACTGTGGGGTCGTAACAACCGAGTGAGAGGACTGCAGTAAAGCTAAACATCGATTTTTTCAGGACTGTCAGCGCTTTTTGATAATCAGCAGCCTTAATCGTCGAAAAATCACCATCACTACCGCCAACAAACGGTATTGCTTTAACCGGCGTCAATTCTCCCTGAAGCTGAGAGATAGCTTCATGTGCATCATCCGCCACCAGCGCACGTAATCGCGTGGAACCATTTTCCAGAGCCGTAGCAATGAATGCCGGGGTCCCCATGTCGGTAATACCATCAGGATCAAAGGATACCTGGTGCGATTCCAGAATAGTGACGGTACCTGCAGCATCAGTTTCCTGCAGCTCCAGAATGAATAAGCCTTCGGAAGTCTCATCCTCATGTAAGTTAATTGCACGAGAGGTAGAGGCATCACCATCATCAATGTAAATCAGCGCGTGAGCGCCATCAGGCAGGGCAGGGAGCGCCCCAACGTTCATGGTGGATGCTGTCGCGGTGAACGCTTTTGTTTCCGCATTTAGCGTAAGGGCCAGCATCGGGATTTTCATGTCTGGCGCGCACACGCGAACGACATAACCATCACCGCCTTTTGTCGCACGTTCGACGTGACGCAATGGCTCAAACATAGCCCCCTGACGCGGATGGATAGCCGCGCCCAGCACCGACTGATAGTTATTTGCAGTAACGCGTAATACTACGCCTGGCTTGCCACGGCGGGAAATTACTAACCCAGCGAAAACAGAAGCACCGCCTGACGTATTGGTGTTGGTCGCATCAGCATTAACCGGCATGATCGCGATACCGGATGCCTGACCAACTGCAAAAGGAATTTGTTTCATGTTCAGAATCCTGTTAGCGGCACCCGTTCAGATGCCGCTTTGCAATTATTTGGTGGATTTGGCGTCAGCCACTTCCGGCACTTCAGGCTCAGTCGGTTGACCTGCTTCGATTTTCTTTCCGTTCAGCATGTTGAATGCGCCAACTTTGGCGTTGGTCAGCTGCAGCTTGCAGAAATAGGCTTCACCTTTACGCGGATGGATCTCGTTAAGCGCAGATCCCCACATAGTGGTGCGGTTCACCAAAGAAGGATTGGTTTCGTGGATATAAGGAATGGCAGGCACGGCATCACCGGTGATAAGACCTGCTTCACCAATGCTGTTACCGCGACCGTAGAAAATAACTTCATTTGAATTGAAGTCATAGCCATCTTTTACGAACTGGTCACAAACAGCGGTCGGGACTTCAAAAATACGGATGTAGCCAAACAGCGTACCGATGTACTGGACGTGAGGGCTTTCAACGTAGTTCGGGTCCTGGGAGAAATACTGCGGCGGGAGAGACTTAATAAAGTTCGCAGCCTCACCACCAGCAAAACCGCCACGAATGCCGGATTTACGGGTTTTATTGACCATCGCCGTGCTCATTTCATTCACACGATGGCGAAGCAGGCCAACCCAGGATTCATATTGCTGAGCTTCCGGCAGCGCTACGTCAAAGTCGTATTTTTCGATACAGAAAAACGCCATTAGGCGCAGACGCATCATGTCCTGCTCATGGGAGAGCCAGTTACGCATTGCAGTAAACTGGATCGACTGCATGTTGAGGCCAAATTCACGGCTGGCATCAGATGCAGACATGACAGTGTGCTCGGATGCAACAACATACTGAGAAGGGCTAACCTGCCATTCACGCATGGACTGGTTAATCACAGGAATAAGCTCTGGCGCTTTTTCGATGTTGATTTCCAGCTGAATCGCTAATTCAGTACCCGCTGCAGGTGCTTCAGTGAAGGTGACAGCGACCGTACCTTTGTCATAAGCAACTTTACAGGTGGCGGAGAATGCCGTCCCGTTAGCATCTTTATCGTTGAAATACAGGTTGCCGTCGCCGTCATCAGCTTTAGATTGACGGCGGTTAATGATCAGCTTCGTGCGACCGGCACGGATAGCCATATCTTTCCCTTCAACTGCTTTAATTCCAAAGTTGAAGGTTTTCTTCGTACCATCTGGCTGAAGATCTGCGGGGAAGATGTAGTAACGCTTGAGTTGCGAATACATACCGGCGGCTTGCATGTGCAGCTCGTCACCGACCTTGAATGAGCCGAACTCCGTCCCTGCGACGTTAAGCAGTTCGTAAATATTGGCTTTATCACGATCGCACGGTACGAAAGTACATGCGTCAGACGTTGCTGCACCCAAAGATACCGGCAGGATAAGCGCTACGAACTGGGCCAGACGTAAAACACCATCAGAGGTACGCATATCAGCTGCAGCTGATTCAAACATCGCGCGACCAACACCTTCATGTTTGTCAGATGCGGCTTCCAACATCAGGTTTTCACAGCAATATTGCGCGTTTGCCAGCAGGTCTGGTGATGGCAAATCACCGGTACGTTGCTGGTGCTCGATCATCGCCGACGTCCACGCGCTCGCGACACGCTTCACAAAGCGTGGGTCAACACCTTCAAACATCGGATCACGTAATGCCGCATCCAGTGAAGCCTGAGCCAGCTCGTTAGGATCGGTAATGGTGACGCCATTCTTTTTTTGAATATCAACGGTGAATGCTGCGACACGCGCGGCGCGTTGGTTGATTTCATCCATTCGCGCGCGGGCAGGCGAAATATCTTTGCTCACAATTTAGCCCTTATCTTAGGGCGCGGCTGCGAGAGTTACTTTTGACGCGTAGAGATTATGCGGTTTGTACTTTGTTAACCCACTTCAAAAAATACCATAGATTTAATTTATTTTTGTTAGATTTACATGTATCTTTACTCTGAAATTATCCAACAGGGAATTGCCGTGGCTTACGAGATTTTTTTTTCATACAAAACTGGGGCGACCAGCCATAACTACCAGACGGACTCACGTCGGCTTATTGATGCCCGGTTGCATGAACTTCTGACAGAGGAAGAGGAAACGCGGCAGTTAGC